GCTGTAGCGTACTGCGAATTGAACAACTGTAACATACCCCGCTGTACGGTCTACACAGCATTGTATGTGCTAAAGGACCGTAGGGATGAGGAGAGAATACTGTGAAGATATGGTGAAGATACGGTGGACCATTTGACTATAGCCTCTCATCCCCACGATGAGGTCAACTGTTGTTACGCTAAAAAACCACAGAAAACTGCCCCAAAATATCCCAAAATGGCGTCAAATCTCGATGTTTTCCTCCTGATTCATTGTGGTTTCTGCCACAATTAGGCCATTTTTCCACCGTGGAGCCAACTTGACAGGACTGTGGATTCACAGTATAATAAGTATTAGAAGCAAGTATAAGTGCGCTTGTAGCTCAGTTGGTTAGAGCAGAGGACTCATAATCCTTTGGTCGCGGGTTCGAGTCCCTCCGAGCGCACCATATATACTGTAGACCAGTATATACACTATGTACAAACCGCAAGCAGTATGATATAGACTGTATAGTACAGTGGTAGTCCGATCGCTAGGCACTGTATGATGGACAGATGAAGGTAGGATCATAGATCCCCTGCTAGTACAGCTGAACCAGAGACCGTATTCTTTCGGCGGTTAAGTCTAGACTATAAAAAGTCAGGAACAATCTGGGCGGGACAGGGTCAGGACACTTGCTTAGGCTCTGTACTATGAAAGCACTACTTTTCTTAGGGAATGTAGTGCTTTTGTTTGACTGTGGATTCATACAGTAATACTAGAGTAGTATAGTACTTTAGTACTGTTGCGTAGGAGCAACGGTGAAAGTGCCAGGGGTGTGGCGTTTTATACACATATGAGTTGGAGGGTCATTGTGAAAAATGGTTGTCCAAACTGTAGAATGTTGTATAATTATGGCTTACACACTAAAAAGGAGCTAGCACTATGTTTAAACTCACCGATGCACAAAGCCAGCAAATTAACAACAGCGCATACACACACGACTACGAAGCAGAAGCTGTTGCCATATACGAAAGTACGGGCAACGACGGCATAGATGTGTTTACCGAGCGTTTTGAGCAGGAAACTGATATCGCACAACGAGCAGACTCGGAAGACATTGGCGGGCTTATCGTGTACTACAAAGGCCAGCAGTTACTAGCGTTTTACGACTACGAGCGTTTCGTCGGTACTGTATTCTAAATAGTTGACTAAAAGGGCGGGTCATTGACAGCCGGCCCGTTTTGTTGTATAATATGGGTACACAGGGGAGGAAGCACTATGAGCACCGCACGTAAGAAACGTTCAGATCGTACACATATCATCTATGAGCTCGTTGTGAATGGGCTTAACTACATCGGAGTCACTGCCAAGACTGAAAGTACTGTACTTAAAAGTGTTCGTGTTCGTGCTAATAAACACTTTTATCGCGCAAAAACCGAAGGCAAGGCTTGGCTATTGTGCGAAGCATTGAGAGAGCTTAATAGCAAAGAAGAAATTGAAATACGTGTACACGAGCTTGTTAGAGGCAAAGCGGCAGCTCATCGTCGTGAAGTTGAAATACGTAGAGCTATTAACCCTGCGCTGAATACGGATATTAGGGGTGACTAGTTGACAGCGTGAGTGTTTTCGGTTATAATACATACACTAAAAAGGAGCAAAGATGTTTTACAGCAACAAAGAATACAATTTCCAGGTACAAGAGCTCGTAGATCAGGGAATGAGCCTAACAGAAGCAGGCGCTATAGTAGAACAGCGTATGGCTCAGGACGAGGTAGAGTACAACGAATGGGTTGTAGAGCAGTTCAACCAAACACAAAAGGAGATGGCATAATGCGCAAAGAATACGATGAACTTGCCACTTACGAGCGTGATGGTTATACTATTATCGTGGATCGGACCTGGGAGGATGTGAGTCCCAGGGATCTGTTTGATGATTCAGTTATGGATGTTGAAGAGATTTGCCGTAAGATCGACAACTACACACTGGACTGGTTTATGCTTCGTGTACGTGTACTAGTGGATGAACACGAGCTGGCCAGAGAATATGTAGGTGGGTTCTTGTACGAAGATGCCCGTGAGGTACTACGAGATGGTACAGCAGAGGAAATGATTGCTGAAGCTATGATCACAGCAAAAAGAGAGGTCTATCGTATGTATAAGAAGTTCCAAGAACTCAGCTTTGCTGTTGATCGTGAGGGTGTTGTTTAATCACAACAAATACCCTTACTCAGTGTAGGGGTATTGACAACCCTCCATTTTAGCGTTATAATACACACATACACTAAAAAGGAGCGCACTATGTTTTTAAGTAACACACCCGCAAAAGCAAAATTAACTTTTAACAAAAAACTAAAAGTCTACAAGCTCGTTGTCGCGTTTAATGTACATAAACGCTTAGTTAAAAATAAATGGGGCGAGGAAGTATATAAATTTGCTTTCCCTGTACAAAAACAATGCGCTTATGTTAGCGGGGACATTAACGCAGAAGCTCTCTCAGAGGAGTTAACTAAATTACTACCTCGCGTACAAGAAGTGTTGCGTACAGACAACATTACATTAGTAGAGTAAAGTGTAAGGGCTTTGCTAGACAGCAGAGCCTTTATGCGTTATAATACAGTTATACTAACACAAAAGAGGAACACTATGTCAAAACATCATTTAGTAGTATTTGCAAATTTTGCTAGAGACACAGGCATGACGCTTGTAGAGACTGTAAAATACATAGGGGACAACTACGACGAGCTCGATGAGGAGCTTGTACAAGCATACGACGACACTTACATGGAACTTATGCAGTTTTGTAACACACAAAACGCATAACCCTAGACCCGCAAGGGTCTTTATAGCAAAGGGTTGACAATTGGACAGTCCCTCGCTATAATACACACATACACTAAAAAGGAGCCTCTATGTTAACAGTTAAAGATATTGTAAAAGAAGACGACTGCACAACTACACACTACACTTGCAATGAGGAAGTAACACTTGCTGGAGACAGTATTTGGGACTGTACACTTACTGGAGTAACAGTAACAGACATTGTAGTACACGAGTACGATGACTACAAAGAGATGGGTGTATACTATACAGTAGACGGCGAGGAAGTAGACGAAAGTTGGCGTATGTACACAGACAGCGGAATGGAAAAAGCAGTTAGCACACTACTAGGCTATAGAGTACACTTTACAGAGCAGGGAATGCAAAACAACGGTAGAGCGAGTATGGAGGCGTAACAGCAACACACAATAGCCCGCCTATTGTGCGGGTTATTATTTTATGTTATAATACACACATACACTAAAAAGGAAAAGCAAAATGACACTACAAGAATTTGAAGACAAAATGAACACATACGAGCTCGACGATGCTTATGCAGAGTACATTATGGAACACACTAGCATTGGCAATGACCATATGCTTATTGCCGCAATGGAGCGTGGCGACTTCTTTGAGGACTTTATGGACACGATGGTAACAGAGGATATTAATGCTTAACGTTTTGAAATGGGCAGGCACTGCCTTTACTATAGGCGGTGCACTTGCTACTAGTTTAGGGATTGATCCTGTTAACATAGTACTGTTTAATTTAGGAACAATTTGTTGGTTGTGGGCAAGTATTAAAATGAAAGACCGACCATTGTTTGTGGTTAATGTTGCCCTCTTGCTCATTTATGTTTTTGGTGCTATAATACGTTTACTTTAACAAAGGAGATAGTTATGTCAGGAATCTACGACACAGTACAGAACCCAATCCCCTACAGTGGCTTATTCACAGAGCCTACACTGGAAGAGATAAACGCACTGATCGAATCTATGCCACAGACACACAGGCGTAATGCTTACTTGGTAATGATGTATACACTGAATCGTTGCCACAGACTTGTAGAAGACAATATTTTAAGCAAAGAAATATTTGCTTAAAATGGTTGACAAGGGAGCAATCTCTTGTTATAATACATACTTAAACAACAAAGGAGCGCACTATGTTTTCATATAGTTACAGAACATCCCGTCCAGTTACTAGCAAATTGTTGGATAACTTAGAAGAAGGCCTATACGATAAAGATCGTATGATCGCAGACTTGCTGGGCTGGATGAGCGAGCGAGATGTAGCAGAGTTTGCTCGTGCCAATGATTACATCGTAGCACAGGACGAAGACGAGTATGATGGTCAGCCTGATGAAGCCCAAGAGTGGGAGTCCTTTGACCCAGATTGCTAATAACCCTAGAGGTTGACAGGGATTGCGGTCCCTGTTATAATACATACTTAAACAACAAAGGAGCACACTATGGATATTGAAACACTTCGCAGAGCAATTTTTAATGGTAACTGGTCCAATGATGATCTTAACAGTATGGCGGATGCACTCAAGTGGGCCCGAGCAGACTTGACCAAGAGAACAAAGAGAACGTTGACTCTAGGCGACACCGTTAACTTCACGTCTAGCAGAACCGGACGCAATGTCACCGGAATGGTTGTGAAGATCGCACAGAAGTATGTCACAGTCCGCACCATAGAGGGCTTGTGGAAAGTGCCAGCCAATATGCTCGAAAAGATTGAAGAGCCCAGTCCAATGGACGACTTCAACTATGTTGGAAGCAGACATCACTATTAACCCTACAGGTTGACAGGGCTTTGGGGCCCTGTTATAATACACTTACACAGACACAAAAGGAGCACACTATGACATCAGCATTGACAGCGTATGTAGATCGTAAGAATGCTTTCGCAGACATTTTCGGACAACGGCAGTTGAGCCTACAGAGTGCCGAAGATAGGCAAAAGATTGCCAGTAGCATTGACGCAGACTTGAGCCCAGAGAACTTGACTTGCGATGGCGAACTGCCCCGCGCACAGGTTCAAGCTCGCTATAAGGCTCTGCGTGCGGCGGCCAGCCAACTACAAGCATTGGACCCATCAGTTAGTTTTTACGAATATTAAGGAGCAGACAAATGGACGAAAAGGTTTATGAGCATGAGGTTATCACAACTGTACGAATTACAGTTCGTAGCCTAGATCCTATGCTGAACAAAGAGCGGTTCTTGGAGGACTACAACTATCTAACAGACTTCAGTGTCTTGTTAGGAGGCGAGGACTATCCTCGTGTGGTACAGACTTTTGTTATCAGCGATGAGATTGAATACATCGATCGGGAGATTCAAGATGCATGATCTAATTGAACTAGCACTAAACCAGATAGTGCGAGATGTTGAAAATTGGGACTTGACTGCCATTGAAGAGCTTTTGAGATTTGTACCCGAAGAAAATTTGATTGCTTACTTACCTGAGGAGATTAGAAATGCCTAACTGGTGCAACAACACACTCGAGATTACACACAGTGATCCTGCCATGATTGAACGTGCTAGGTCAGCCTTTGCTGACGGCAGACTGTTGGATGAGTTCCACCCAGTGCCCAATGACCTGAAGATCGTGGCAGGCCGTGTGGGCGCCGACGATGATCAAGCACAGAAGGATCTTGTGGCACAGGAACAGGCCAACCGAGCCAAATACGGTTATGCCAATTGGTATGACTGGTGTGTCAACGAATGGGGCACCAAGTGGGACGTTGGTGGCAACGGCTACGAAGCACAAGATATACCTAATGGGTTAATCATGACCTTCGACAGTGCCTGGGCTCCGCCCGTCCGTGCTATGGAACAACTTGTAGATTTAGGCTTTGATGTTCGTTTGATGTATTACGAACCCGGCATGGCCTTTTGCGGTGTATGGGAAAACAACGATGACGACTACTATGAAATTGGTGGTATGAGTTCGAGTGCTATTGCGGCTATGTTGCCTGCAGAATTAGACGAAGCATTTGGTATCAGCGAGCAGGTTGCTGAGTATGAAGCGGAGGAGGCCCAAGATGAGTGATGCTATTCAATGGATGGTTGACCAATTGACGAAATGATTGTATAATACATTTTTAGGAGGACACAAATGGCTACAGTAAAAAATTGGGACACAGACGAAGAGGTAGTAGTTCGAGTCGGCGACTGGGTCGGCTTTAAGTGCGATGTCGAGCAAAGCGGGGAAATTATTCGCATCGAGGGCAATAGACTGTACTTGAGATCTGGTGTTATGGGCTTCCAGGGCGGGTATATTGGGGGACAAACGGAAACAGTTGAGAGAGCTGACGACTGTTGGATTTAAACAACAAAGACCCTGCAGGTTGACAGGGTATTGTTTCGGTTGTATAATTAAGGCTTACACACACTAAAAGGAGCAGGATATGGGAATGTGGACCACCGATAACCAGGACACTATGAGCGTTGTACTCAAAGCATTCAGCGATGCGTCCCGACGCAACTATGACAGCCACGCATTTGAAGCAGGTTACTTGCAGAGTGTTATTGTTTCAATCTTACCTGACTTGCCCAAACGCAAGCAGAATAGTTTGATCAACGAAATGATCAAAGCCGCTCAAAAGCAAGAGAAAGAAGTACTTGATAAAATACTTGACGGCGTTAAGGTTTGAAGTTATAATTTAATTTTACACACACACTAGGAGCACACAATGGGAACACGAAGCAGAATCGGCGTAATGCACGGAGATGTCGTTAAATCAGTTTACTGTCATTGGGACGGTTATCTTGAATACAACGGCGAGCTCTTGCAAAAACACTACAACTCAGCCAAAGCCAACGAACTTGTATCGCTCGGCGACTTGAGCTCACTGCGCCCTGAGATCGGCGAGGAGCATGCCTTTAGTCACTTTGACACAGATATATCCAGCGATGAATACGAGAAACAGTTTGGCGAGATGTGTACCTTTTACGGACGCGATAGAAAAGAAAGCAACACAGAATTCAAAACAGACACAACATTCGAAGCATTCTTTGATCGTTGCGTAGGTTGTTGCGCAGAATGGTACTACGTAATGAATGACGGTGTTTGGTATTGCGGTAACACATATGAAAGCGACTCACGCTTTTACAAGAAGCTAGTTCCATTATCAGAAGCATTGGCCGAAGTGCCTGATATAATGGGAGTGCAGGTGTGACAGGTTATGCAAGCAAGAGGGCGGCGACCCTCTCCCGTATACCAACTGATGAGTTAAAACAACAATTGGTATCACTAACAGAAAGTCCTAGTCGTAGTACTTTCGATGAGGTTTGGATCAGTTTACTTGAACAAGAAATTTTTAAAAGGAAAGACAATGAGCAAGATTAAAGATTTGGCATATGATATTGAACAATTGTACATCGAAGGTTATAGTCCTAAGAGTATTGCTTTGCAACTGGACTGTCCTTTGGAATTGATTTATGATTGGTTAGAGTCTAACAATGTTGCAGAAAACTCACAGGAGGAATTAAGCCCATTCGAAACAATCAATTCTTAATTCAAAAAATGGTTGACAACTAACCCAAATAGTTGTATAATTAATGTATGTTCAAAATAAAGAACATATTTTTACACACACAGAAAAGGAAATTTAAAATGTCTACAAAGTTATTTAAATGCGCAGGTGTTAGCAAACGTAATGGTGCTTTCAAAGCTCGTTTCGCAAGTGATATGACTCGTGTTAAGGTTCTTGCCAAAACTGGAAGTTCCGATATTGATCTCATTGAGTTGAAAGAGCCAATGACCAAGGAAGATGCTATTGCGTATCTATTGAAGATTAATTTCGATAATGGTAACGCTTTGATTCGCACTGCGCTTGAAGAAGGTCTTGAGAAGAGATTGCCATCTGCCAAAGCACCTAAGGCTACAAAGTCTAAGCCTAGCCTAGATGCGATTGCGGCTCGTGGTAAGGTTGCAAAGTCAAAAGCAAAGTCTACTGCGGTCACACAGCCAGCAGACACTGAGTTGGATGACAAGCCATTTGGCTTTGAGAAAGAGGCAGTTTAATCTACGCTATAAGAACTGTTCCTGGATACTTCCGGTTTAACCGCACTAGGTCCTGAACAGTTCTTATATACCGTACTGCGGGGTATTGGTCAGAAGGAGCGTTTATGAGCAGATTGGCATACATTGGTAGACCTTGGGTTGCATTTGATCCAACAGTGAAGAATCATAGGCAGTGGTTTGCGGAGTTCCAAAAGTTTGGGACCTGGGGTAAGTGTCCTGTCCGATTTATTGTGGCAGATGATCACGGTGATTTGATCACTATGATTCAACGTAGGTTAATTGAATACTACGTAAACAAAGAATTTGGTAAAATTAAAGGTTGATCTTGTTGTATTAATACTGTAATATTAATCATAACTGCAAAGCAGTCTTTAATTAAGGAAAACAAAATGATTATCAAAAAATTGAACAAAGAAACTAAAGCATACAGACTATTCAAAGCTCTCCAAGCAGGCGAGCGCATTACACCAGCAATGGCACAACACAAGTTCGGTATTAAGAACCTGAGTGCCGAAGTTAGCCGTGTACGTCAATTTGGTTTTGCTGTTTATCGTAAGACACGTAAAGCAGGCAATGGCGTTGAGGTTGTTGAGTACGTAATGGGTACACCATCACGCGAGATCGTTGCCGCTGGTTACAAGGCTTTGGCTCTTGGCCTAGTTTAAGAGTCGCTCCAAGTCTTAGGGCGGGGTAGTGTCCCCCTAAGCCATAGACGTTTCGCTCCCGTCTATGATGTTAGTGTGGAAAGCCTCTATCTTCGGATAGGGGTTTTTCTTTTTAACCCTACGATTGACAGGGTTATTCATTTTTGTTATAATATAGTCATACACACAGAGGATCTCAATGGAACACTACATAGAAGCAACTCCTAAAACAAAAAGATATATCGAATCACTCTTGCCTTCGATGCTTTCCCAACTAGGGTTGACTCGCAGTCGTAAGCTCTTACACATCAAGGTAGACCGAGAAGCGGATCACCCAGGCACCTGTATTCCTTTCCTAGGAATGAACACTATGCTGATCGTGTTACAGCCAAACAAAGACCTAGCCCAGTTTGGAGTCACTCTAGCACACGAATTGACCCATGTGGCCCAGTTCGCCAAAGGTATTCTACAATGCACACCTAAGGGAAAACGCTGGAAAGGTAAGTTCTACGGAAACAAAACCAAGTATCTAAATCAACCCTGGGAGATACAGGCCTTTGCTCAACAGGAAATTGTATTCCGTAGGGCAATAGAAGAATAACCCTACAGGTTGACAGATTATTCCAAACGCGTTATAATACACACATACACTAAAAAGGAGCAGACAATGAAACTACACATTCAAACTCAAGTCTACGAAAACTACGGCGCACACGACTGGGATGGTGTGGGATCTTGCCCACAGTATTGGAAAGCCAAAGGCGGTAACGATTACTTTGTTCCTAAGGTAAAGAATGCGGAAGAAGCTACTGCCGCAATCATGTGCCTGCGTGAAAAAATTGAAGAGAGTAACGAATACTTTAGAGAAAACATCATTGGATGGGATCTTGTTGATAATAAGTTTCGCACAGAATTTGAACAAAGCCAACTGGAACACGAAGGCCAAATCCGCTTCCCAGCAAAGGTATTAACCTGGTAACCCAGTGGTTGACAGGGTTATTGGTTTGAGGTTATAATACACACATACACTAAGGAGGAGCCTAAGATGCATACAGTAGAACTAGATACTAAAGAAGCCCCAAACAAATGGTGGGCACTACAAGATCGCAGAATGCGGAACATTGCCAACGCGAGCCTGTATTCAGATAAACAGAAGGTTCGTGCAGAGCGCATGAAGTTGGCATTAGAAATGTTATACACAGGCAAAATCTACGATATCGCATTTGGCAAGCGTAGTATCAGCGTTAAACTACAAAGTGGCGGTAATATCCGCAATCGTAAGGAATTGAGCTTATTAGAAGCAGACTGGAGTGCCGAAGGCATATACAAAAAAGCCACAGAGCAGGGCGTACAGTATCATATCCCTAGAGCTTGACGGGTTATTGAATTGAGAGTATAATACACACATACACTAAAAAGGAGCACACTATGTCAGATAAACTCAAAGACATTGACAGCAACCGACTAGGCGACTACCTAGAGGATTACTGTAACGAGGATTTGAACAAGCGTCTACATAAGTTCATGGTTCTAGATGACCCTGCTAACATAGAGAACATACTGGAAAAGGCGGACTTTGAAGACATTACTAACGAAGATATCCTAGTAGGTATTACAGTGGCAGAAGCTACCTTAGTCCAAGTTAACAAGGTGCTCAAAGCACAGGGCATAGACTTCCATTTCCGCCGTTTTGACTCTGTAGATTACGATGCCTATATGCTGGTTCATAACAAAGAAAACCTTAAGGCTACGGCAGAACGAGTGCGCGGTACACGACGCCATTATGGCCCGACCTCACCGTTCTAAAGACCCTAAAGGTTGACAGGTTATTCAAAAGGCGTTATAATACATACATCGCAACAAGGAGCACACACTATGGGATACCGCGTACTAGACACCGTAGACTATATGAGAAACAAGTATGGTCCACGCAAGGGACTTGAAGGTCCCTTCAACTTCTCCGGTCGTGTCCTGTACTATGATCCCAAGGAAGGTTCCTACTATGATCCGACCACTGACTTCTATGTCAGCAGGGACGAAATGGACTTCCTCAACAACGAATTGATGCGTAAATTGGAGCGAGCATGAAACGGATTGACCCTAGCCTAAACCCACTAGAGGTTATGATTATTGCGGAACTACTGGCAACGGATAATATAGAGCATTACACTATGCGACCTGGCAACGATTGCGTCTGGGTATCATATAGTCAATTGGAAACCTACTGGATATTTAGAGAAGGTAAATTGGTTGACATTCAGATTGATTAACAGTATAATACACATATACACAAGCAGGAGTCTACAATGAGAGAGAAATTAACGGTAGAAAAACTAATAGAAATCTTAACCAAGGTAGAGGATAAAACCCTACTTGTAAGGATGTCTATGAATAATGAATACGACGCATCTGTGTCAGCGGATATGGTAGATGTTGTAGACTACGGATCCGGTCCTAGGCTCTACATCAGCGACACATTGCCTTGGAAAAGAGTTGACGACACCACCTACGATGAGAATGGAAATATCGTTGACTTATCAGATACAATCTAAGGAACAGATATGGAAGACGCTGTAGAATTACATTGCACCTATGATGAAACAGAATTGCTGTGGCACGTTTGGTTCCCTCATCCGTTGGGTGGAATGAATGTACTAGAGTCATTTGACAACGAGGATGATGCTCGCAGATTTTGGCAGGAACAAATCGACAGTGCCGATGAGGTATAGTATGAACGGAATTAAATTATTTTTGACAATATTAGGATTATTCATAGGAGCTATCTTGCTACTATTGGCAGGGTGGTATTTGGAACAATTGGTTAGGGAATGGCTATGAACAAATGGGATAACGATAATTTAGTATGGATGCTGACCTGCTCGGAGTCAGAGTTTTCAGAGTGGTGCAATCAGGCCTCCAATGACGATATTGCCTATGCCCTAGAGTTAATGGGTGCTAGAAAAGCAACCCTAGCCCTGTACGAAGCTGAGTTGATGGACGATGTTGCGAATTTACAACAGGCCAAAGAAGTACTTGATCGTTTTAGGTTGAAGTAGTATAATACACACATACACAAACAAACAGGAGCACACTATGATTACCCAAGCACTAGAAACAGTTACAGCAATCAGCCAAGTATTACAGATGCCTATGTTAGAGACTTTGCTGTACATTAGAGAGCACACAGAAGAATTCAGTCTCACAGAGTTGCGCGATTACTACATCGTGATGGCAGACTTTGAACGCCTGTTGACACCTGCTTAATTTCGCAGTATAATACATTTACTTTAACAAAGGAGCAGACTATGTTAGTAGAAGCATTTATGTTATCTTTTCCATTATGGTTCATTTTGCTGGCAATGCTAATGGCAATTGTAGCGGTTGACGGAATGAAATAAATCGGTTATAATAACCACATGTTAAGCAAAAAGGAGTTGAATATGTCAAACGCAAATAACGTCAGCAAATTTATTGTTTGGGTAGGCGGCGTAGCTGATTATGAAGGCGATGATTTAAATCAGGCCAAAGCAGTCTATAAAGAGTGGATTTCACAAAACTACGATGATGTCATTTTGGAAGTAGTGGCATAATCACACTTGTTGCTAAAAAACAACACTTTTCGGTTGCCCAAAAACACAAAATCGGTTATAATACATACATCAACAACGCATTAAGGAGCACACTATGTTCGCACTAGCAACCAAGGAAGCATTCAATTTAACAGCAGTACAAGACGCGCTCAACGAAGCAGGCATTCAAGCTCGCACAGCGGCCAAAGACTTCTACAGCAAACACGGTGATCGTGATGCTTGTGGCTTTGCTTGGGTCAACGTGTACGGCGTACGTTCAAACTCAAAGCTGGGCAAGGCCTTACAGGCCGCAGGCTTCCGCAAAGACTACACAGGTGCCTTGTGCTTGTGGAACCCCAGCCAAATGGGCACACAAAGCATCTCAATCCTGGAAGCGGGTGCTGTGGCCTACGCAGATGTGATCAAACAGCGCCTAGGACTTGAGCAGGTCTACGCAGGATCAAGATTAGATTAAGGGCGGTAGTTGTGTTTACCAGGCAGGAGCGCCGTAAGTCCTGGTATTTTTTTTTGGAGTCGACAATGATGTCAATGAAAATGAGAGCTTTTTGTGATGCTATAGTATATACCGTGGCTTTGATCCTGGCCGCTGTGGCTATTAAGGCGGCAGGTGATTGGTTAGAGGCCAATGCCACTATAGAAGAACTACACACCTTTTGTAACCTGTGCCTGATAGGATTTGCTGTATATATGTTTTACACATTCCGATTGAGCCAACTGGAAACCCGGGAAACATTGAAGAAGTTTTCGGATAAACTGTAATTGACTGCTACAGTGAATCACAGTATAATACACACTTGTTAAATAAATTATCAAAGGAACCAACAATGGCAAAAGCAAATACTCGTCCCGGCAAGACAGCAGAGATCTTAGAGTTCGACACAGATGCTATCCGTGCACGAGAAAAAGAAGTCGCCAAGGAATCAGATGATTCAATCATCGAGCGTCTACGTGAGCGTTTTCAAATCTTAACGGATATGACACGAGCAGTCAAGCAAGGAGACATTCGTGCTATGATTGTCAGTGGCCCACCCGGAGTTGGTAAATCCTTTGGTGTTGAAGCAGTACTAGAAAAGGATGGTTTATTTGACAGTCTCGCAGAGCGCAAGCCCAAGTATGAAATCGTCAAAGGTGCGATGAGCAGTATCGGTCTTTATGCCAAGTTATACGAGTACAGCCAATCAGGCAATGTAGTGGTGTTTGATGACTGTGACAGTATCCTTATGGAGGACTTATCATTAAACATCCTTAAGGGTGCCTTAGACTCCAGCAACAGACGCTTCATCAGCTGGAACACAGACAGTCGTATCCTACGCTCAGAGGGCATTCCAGATCGCTTTGAGTTCTGTGCAGGTGCTATCTTTATCACCAACATCAAGTTCGAGCACGTACGATCAAAGAAGCTCAGAGATCACTTAGACGCCCTGGAAAGCCGTTGCCACTACATTGATCTACAGATGGACACAACCAGAGAGAAGCTACTCCGCATCAAGCAGATTGTAGGAGACGGTATGTTGGACAAGTACGAGTTCCACGACGCTGTCAAAGCAGAGATTGTAGAGTTTGTAGAAAGCAATGCCGATCATTTACGTGAGTTGAGTCTGCGTATGGTCCTGAAGATTGCAGATTTGAAAAAGAGCTTTCCCAACAACTACCAGTCTATGGCACGTACTACTTGTTTCCGTAGGGCCTAATATATGACAATGCGAAACCTACAGCGTACGATTATCATAGTGCTTATTTGTGCTGTGCTGTACTTACTAGGAGCGGAGATCAATGCCCAGTTTTGGGCAATCTCCAGCATACTAGCACTAACAATATGCCTAGAGTTCCTAGCATACACATCAGGAATGGCTGATGGTATTGAAGCATATATGCGTATGTCCTTGGAACAACGAACCCGTTTAGAACAATTACTCAAAGAAGACGACTTAAAATGATCACAACTAAACAGGCCTATAGTCCAGTATGTACATACCTAGGAAATGCAGTCAGACTAGAATGCCAATGTAATAAACCCAGCATAGAGAACAAGAGCTACTGTGAAGAACACGTTTGGACAGTATATCAAAAGAACAGTATGCTAGGACGACGTGTCAAGGACACTCGTGTAGCCAACAGCGTACACCTTTGGGAAAGCCTGTTTAATGAAGCTGTAGAAGAACTTATCGCAGAAGGAGAAATAGTATGAAAGACCTAGCAGTTATCCTAATATTCCTGGGTGCTTTTGCCCTAATAGTATTTGCACCCTTTGCTACTGTATGGGCGTTGAACACGCTGTTCAGTGGACTAGGATTGAATATTCCTTATACATTCGAAACATGGTGTGCTGTATTGATCCTAGGAACGTTCCTGCGAGCCAATGTAAACATCAAGAAATGATGCTCCGGTGTACCTGGTCTGCTGTCTAAGGTGGGGTGGGTTGGGTACATTTTTACAAGTGTTGTTTTTGCGCAACAAATGCAATGCCAAACTTTTCAAAAATTTTTCTAAAAATTTTTCCAAAAACCACCTTAAAAAACTTCGACTTAGATTAAAACGGCCTGGGGTCTATATTTCCAGACCTTGAAATTTTTGCGTCGCAAATTTTTGCCCTATATATAGACCTCGGGCTAACTGTGCTAACTATATGTATATAACCCCTTTACACAATATACGCACACACTCAATGGACTTACTACACACTCTTGTTCCACGTTTTTTCAGTATTCTATTAAGTTGGATAGACACTGGAAATCTTCGTAACCGCTTATATACGCTAGAACAACGTGTAGAAATACTGGAGACTGCTCTCAGCGACATAGAGCGTATAAACAGTAAAAATGCTCGTGATCCACTTGTACAGGGCATAGTTGATCGTGTAAACAGGGTAGAAAAAGCTTCTGAAGATTTAAAATCTGGGGTTTAAAAATTTTGCGCAGTAAATTTTTGACTGTGTATATAGAGGTTTATGCCCGGTCATACATTGATCTATACGCTAGTACTAGATCATCTAGACTGTATATGTACTGTATTTCTACTGTGTGTTATACTGTGAATATATAGTATAAAGAGTATATAAGAGTTAGACCCACTCCGATAAAAAGGGTTTACCGATTTTTTTGCGCTTCGCGCTTCGCGTTCTTGGGCCTAATCTAACCCAATCTGAGCTAGGACTACACGCTAATAAATAAGTGTATGACATTACCATCTTATCCCAGTTCTCTAAGTTTAAACCAGATTGAGCAGGAATTTACCTGCAATGGATCATACTGTAGCCTGTGTAACCCAAAATCATTGAGCGAATTTTACGCTTCTCCCTGTGGGAGAGTTGTCAGCGGTACAATTGGTTATCCCAATGGTGTAGCTACTCCTATACCCAGTTCGGGTGCTTTGAGCATCGATAACTTCCACGGGGCCAAGGCAGCCTGTATGCTTGTACTTAACAGCACACAATCTTGGACTGTGCCCGCGGGCGCTAGTTGTATAACTGTACTACTAGCCGGGGGAGGAGGGGGTGGGGGCTCTACTGTAGGTCATGGTGGTGATGGTGGCGGGGGTGGGGGCGCCGGCGGAATAGTTGCCACAACACTATCAGTTAATCCCGGAGATACTTACTGTGTTGTGGTTGGTGGTGGGGGTGCCGGGGGCAGTGCTACTACATTAGGAGATTGGGGTAGTAATGGTGGATATACCTGTTTTTGCGGACCGGGTGGAAGTTGGCTTGCAGGAGGCGGCGGCGGAGGGGGTGGCTCACACTACGGCGGTTATGGCTATAATTATTCTGGAAGAAACGGAGCCAGTGGTGGAGGAGCCAGTGCGTACTTTGGCAATACTTATAATTGGACTCCGGGGGCAGCCACCTATGGGATACAAGGTAACCGAGGCGGTTGTCAATGCGACAACGGCACAAATGGATCAGGTGGCGCAGTGTGTACTCCTGGAGGAGACTACGGGCAAGGCACCGGAGGACAAGGACTTCATTTTTATTCAGTGTCCGCTCCTGGATGCTATTGTGTTGGTGGGGGTGGGGGCGCCGGCGGAGGATTCACCGATAGTCCTAGCGGATTTACTCCCTCTAGTATATTCGGACAAGGCAAGCCAGGTGGACAAGGATACGGAGCCGCTGGCGGAGATGGGGCCGCGGCCACCGGAGGAAACGCACTACCTGGAGCAGATGCTGTGGTTAATCGAGGAGGTGGAGGTGGAGGCGGAGGTGGACACTTTTATGATACCAACGACGGAGCCGGAGGCGGGCAAGGTGGCTCGGGTGTAGTAGTAATTGCACTAGGTCGACCCTAAGGATTAAAATTATGGCACATTATGCTAAAATAGAAAAAGGTATAGTACAAACAGTTATTGTTGCAGATGCTGACAATATTGCTGGAGCCGACGGTACTTGGATTCAGGTCAGCTACAATACTCGCGGTGGAATACATTATGGTCCTGATGGACAGCCTGATGGCGGAGTTGCATTGCGTAAAAATTATCCCGGAATAGGTTGGTGCTATGATTCTGTGCTAGATTGTTTTTATCCACCAAGGCCTTTTCCTAGTTGGACATTGGATACTGACACCGCTATGTGGAATCCTCCCATACCTAGGCCCACGGAACTACCCCCACAACCTTCGGGTTCTCAAAGAATAATAGACTGGAGATGGTTTGAACCTGAACTAACCTGGGTCCCTGCAGATCAAATCTTTTCAAAGATTTCTGAGTTCCGAACTTCAAAACTAACTATTCCAACCACACAACTATAAAAAAGGACAATAACAATGGCAGATCCACAAGTACAAATTGGCTCAGTATCTAACATATATTCAAGACAAACTTTGTTTGTAAATGCAGGGGACAGTGAAACTCAAACATACACATTTGATAATCTAACCTTGTTGGCCACAGGACAGGTATCTGTGACTGTAAACGGTACTACCACAAATTTTACAGCACCTCATATGATTTATATACAGGCCAATAAAACTCATCAGATCACTGCATTGGTAGATAATACATTGGCTTTTTCTGTTCACGTGCTTAGAGATTACACTGACGCAGTTTTAGATCCTTCAATGATTCCTCAAGGAATTAGCCCACTGGTGTTAAGTCAACCTATACTGTCGCAATTGCCAAATATAAGTTGGTTTGTTAATCCACCACCATCTGTGTGAATTTGATTTTTTCAAACAGGTCTGTTAGTGTCTGGAGTGCCTGGTTGTAGTCTTTGCTGACCTTGACTGCTATTCCTTTGGCTCGGGTCCATTCTTCACAGTTGCTAGTACGGTCATCTACTAGTATATCTCCTTGATCACAGTGTACGTGTTTATCGTCTGAATAAGGGCCAAAGCGTACACGAATATCTGGGTAATAGTCGTGAATCCACAGTATTTTATCGTGGAAAACATCAGGCATATCGTTGTTACGCGGGATAGCAGTTAATATATACAATTTCCAATTTAGTTCATCACGGAATCGTCGAGCTAGATCTATCATAGCATCTGCCTGAGGCATCTTGGGCAGGTTCCTATAAAAATTAGGATGGCTCTTTAACTTACTCCAACTAGCATTGTCCCAACGTTCTTGTTGCGGATGTGTTTTTTCTTTTTTTATTATTTCGCGGGCGCGAGTATCAAAGTCAGCTACTACGCCGTCCATATCTATATAAATTGTTGGCATTGAATTCCTATATACTAAGTTCTTGATCGTGTAATTTATCAATTAGTGTTAGAATACCAGCTAGTGTGTCATCATTGCGAAGGCTTTTATAAACTAAATTCGGAATACTAAATTCTCCTGCTTTTGTACTGTGCAATCCTTGCTTCCTGTACATACGCAGTATTTTTACAGCCTTGCGACAAATTATTAAATTTCCTGTTTTAATGGCCTGTGCCAGAATCTTTTTCCAAACACTGACCATATGCTCTAGTTCTTTTTGATCGTACTCGGGAATAGCCGAACTGGGTTTTTTAATCCAACGTTCTTGTAATATGCTGTAGGTACTACTTACAGCAGGTTCATTAGAATTTTCAATATACAATTCTACAGGAATACCGTGCACAGATATATTGTAGTCTTTTTTATACAGTAATCTTTTAGTATCAAACAATTCATCAACTTCTCTATCACATTGAACAGAACCGTAATCTGCTATGATATGCAGATCAAGATCACTTTTATTTGTGTAGGTATAGTTAGCGTTCCCGCCACTTACTACAATATCAACAACCTGTACAGGAACATCAACAAACGTTATAAAATCTTCGGCAATGCGTAATAAAGCTCCGCGCACAGAACTTTTCAATCTTTCTCCGTCCCAGAGCTCGGGGTTAAGTACTTTATTATGGCCAATGGGTTTTTCGAATTCACGTATTTGCATGATCAAATATTTATCGGATTAAATATGTTATATGAACAAGAAAAAGTACACAGGACATCTATTAGTTTCAAATCCTCTTAACCCTAGAGATGAATTAGAACAAAGCGTGATTTTAATAGTTACGCATACTGATCAACTAGGAATAGGATTACAAATAAATAACCCTCAAGAAGATCTAGATCTTGGAAAAATAAGCACAGGTATGGGGCTTCCATTTTATTCAAAAGATCCTGTATATTACGGTGGTAATATGAATCAAAATAAAATTCACGTTATACACAGTCTAGATTGGCGCAGTCTTAGTACTGTACAGTTAACCAAAGATATTGGAATTACCAACGATATATCTATATTGAGTGCAATTAGTCAAGGTGAAGGCCCTGAGTTTTACAAAGCCTGTTCAGGATATTGGTTATGGGAAGAAGGTCGATTAGACATTCAACTAGATCCTAGAAATCATCTAGAGCACGAGCCACATAAATGGGAAATTGCTCCAGCGAATATAAACAATGTATTCAAAATACATCCAGATGAACTTTGGGAAAGAAGCATTGAAGCTTCTGCCCGTTATCATACCAGCACCTGGCTTTAATCTTTTTCTGGATTAATCTTTGTCAGCAAACTACGGATCAATGGAGCCGATCCTGAAGATTTACTTGCAATCTTGTTCACACTTACTCCCTGAGTTGGATCTACAATAACTCCATCATCATCTACAGATTCTGTGGTAGTTGATACTACGCTTGTTCTTTTAAATCCAGCATATGTATTACTGGTAGGAGTTGTTCTTCCGCCACCTTGACTAAAACTAGTGCTATCTTCTCCATCTTCAGGATCTGTAATACGTAGTGTATCTACATTAAAATCTAATTCTACTTTTTGTCCAACACCACTACTAGAACGTGTTTTCATAAACTGAATTTGATAACGTCCACGTTCTTTCATGGCCCTGCTAGTAAAGATACCAATTACATTATCAGCAGTCATAATCTTCGATAACCCACCCGAAATATGACTGTGATCAAATTCAATTTCTTCAACAGCACTACGATTCAATTGACTGGCCGTAACTGTAATACATTGTGTTTCCATAGCCAAATTACGAATCTCTTCTGATACATATTTGTCTTTTACAAACAGATCACTAGGACTAACCTTCACACTTAAAGGCATCATCAAATCGAGGTAATCTATTAACAAAACGTCTGGTTTTACGCCTTTTTTGACCTGATATTCCTTCAAATAGGCTCGAATATCGTTACAATTTTTACCTGAAGGCATATACTTCACTTGTAGATTTCCTGACTTTTTTCCAATCATTTTAACCTTAAGTTCTACATCCTCAATATTCTTAAAAATCTCACGAGTACCTATACCTGTGGTCATACTATCAAGACGCATACTAACTAAACCCTCGCTCAACTCAAATGTTAGATATAATACGTTTAATCCTTGTAATGCCCAGTTAACTCCTAGATTAGCCAAGAACAAACTCTTACCACCACCTGAGCCTGCACAAAAGATATTCAATTCTCCACGGTTAAATCCACCATACAGTTTCTTATCAATGCTAGGCCATCCTGTGCTAATTTGTCCATTTCCATCTTTGAGCTTAGTAAGCCTTGCCTTAGGGTCTTCAAAATAATCTGTACCCATATCTTTGTTCAAACTAATTTGAATAGCATCTTTGATTAGTTTCTCTACAGGGCCATAATCTCCTGATTCTAATAAATCACTGCTTTTAATAATTGCACGTTCGAGTCCTTTGTGTCTACTAAAATTTTCAAACTCATCCATTAACCAAGTATAGTTTTCTTTTGGTAATGATACTGTATTAAAGTTACTATGTACTGATGCATTAACGATTGCAGGCTCTGGCATCACTTTATATTCGTCAACATATTTTGTAATGAACTCTGCAGAGTCTTGTAATTTTTGATCAAAGTTTAATGGATCAAAAATATTTTGACATCTTATAAATGTTTCTGCATCACTGAGAAACATTTCAAGATATAATTTCTGCATATCATAATCATAATTTGGTTTATTCATTGCTCATTCCTTCTAATTTTTTCTTGAGTAGATTTATTTTTATCTCTCCCGATACCTTGTAATGCAGAATTGTGGTTAATACATATAGGCGCCCATATTTTTTCATTGCATCAGAAACATCTTTAACATCATCGCCCCAAGGTGGTAAACTAGCCGACCAATTATTAGCAATCGCGGCTTTGAGTAATTTAGCTCCGGGTTTGTCTCTATCTGGTACTACAATAACTTCTCTACCTAATGCGTTCAATCTTGTAATCTGAGTTTCATTTGGTTCATTATGCATAATTGCACATCCGTCTACTGCTATTGCGTCAAACTGCCCTTCAACTACAATAACATATTTTCTATCAACAGTTTGACGATCAATATTGAATACATATCCAGGTTGTGCATCTGTAAGATACTTTGGTTTACCATCTGTGATTTTTCGACCAGTGTATCCAACTATTTTACCTTCGTTGTAAAAAGGAATCAATATTCTATCTATATATCCTGGAGAAGGACTCCAAAAGAAATTATCCTTTATAGGATCAAATCCTCTATCTAATATATATTGATATATGTCAACTAGTTTAGATGCATACTCTTCTGGTAAATCCGAATTAGCCCATTCTGTTAAAGTTAATGTACCGTCTGGCAATGCTACTTCTTTAAGTTCAAACGTTAATGTTTTTTTGACAACAGGTTGATCATCTTTGATCTTTAGTGCTACTAAATTTAATTTACCAATGTCGGATTCATTAACTCCGATCCATTTGAATAAATTTTTGGTATTTTTACTTAATAATTTTCCTGGACTCCACCCTGCCTTGAATCCACAATTAAAACAATGATATTGGAAACTACCATCGTGCCCTGTTAATACTCCACCGCGCTTTCGAGTATCTTTTGCCTCTCCATTATTATGACAACAGACTGCATCGAAGCTAATCCATCCGCTAGGAGTTGCTTTTCGTTTCGCCGGCAGTAACACCATTAGAGTTGTCTGTATCTCGTTCATTCTTTATTATAGCATAATCTGCACGTCTTGTCAATGTACTTGGATCCACAGCAACATAGTTTTTGCCTTGCAGGTCTTCAACATCATATTCAAAATATGGATAGAACATATAATTTTCAATTCTACAAGTAGGTGGATTATTAAAAATATTATGTACATTCCACCCCCAAGCAGGAATACCTCCCCACTTCTTATCGAATATATCTTGTCCGTGTTCTAGATAATGCTGTCTAGGTCCTGGCCCTAAAAACGGTCTTCTTGCAACTGCTACAGTTGGATTCCAAACTCTCCAATGATGAAAATCATTGATTGAACTTTTATCTCTGTTATATAACCAAGCTCGCAGTAAGAAGTCACCTTCGTAGTTACCTAAGGTACACATCCTTTCATCGTATAATCCTATTTTACGAATTGCTTCTGGTAATACACTGATAAAACAATCACCCCAGCTACATTGATACAATGTATATTTTTTATGTATGTCATCTAAAAGATGTTTCCAATCTTTTTCCCAAAGACAGTCATCTTGCACTAATATAATTTGATCACATAAGGGATTTAATAGATTTCCAAAACCAAGAACTAGTGCTTGATTCCAATCTCTTGCAGGAGTACCACAACCCCAGTTTGCTCTTAACGTTTGATGATGTACCTTAACTCGATCTTTGAATTCATCATTTAAACTAAAAATTCTTGAATGATTATTGATGACATTGACTTCGATTTCTCTAGGGTCAACATAACTATCAAAAAGACTTTTTAGATTATTATTAAGATCGTCAGGTTTAGCATAAGTTAAAATGAAGATTTTTATCATTCATATATTTTAACTTCTATACAATACTTTGTCAAATGATCCGTAGTACGTTGGATCGTCATTGTTGCCAGATGCAGGAGCAGTTCCTGGAATATACATTACTCGAATGTAGGTAAACAAGCCATTGAAATTTATATAATCAATACCATTGAACCTGTTATAATTTAAAGTTGCTACGGTTGCATACTTTCCAAAGTCTGATGCATTATTTGATAAAGTTGCTTGAATGTATACAGTTCCAATATAGTTGGTCATATACATTGCTAATGTATGTAATGCTGTGTTACTTTTAAATTCTGGATAAGCATAAAACGGACCACTTTTATGTTCGTACAAATATGTATCTTGATTATAACTTTTTAAGAAGCTAACTATTTCTTGACTAGGTTTTAATCGAGGATATACTTCTTCAGTAAGATGCACGGTTCCTGAAATTCCGTAATATGTATTTGCATAAGCAGGCAAATATGTATTATCATTTGGATCTTGATATACTACACTATATGTATATTCTCCGCGCTCGAGATTAACAGTATCACTTTCTGTGAATGTAAGTTCACCTAATCCTTTTAATCCTATTGTGTTGATTACAACTCCTGTACTTGTAGATACAGGTTTTAATGTATAATTGTTCAAAGTAACAATATTAGTGATGGGTGAAAAAACAGTAGATGTTGTTATTGAAGATGTAGTAACTGTGGTAACAATTGTAGCAATTGATCCTGTACCTATACTTAAGATAGTGGAGTTGGCAGCAATACCATATCCAAAGACCGCTTGGCCTACTGATATATTAGAAACATCGTCGAACGTTAGCACCTGGCTAATACTACCTTGATTAGCATTAACATTTAAGTATATAGAATCATCTAATACTGTAAGTTCTTTTTGTAACACTAACTCTTGACTTGTATTATCAAACATATTGAATACAAAAGTTTGTGTATTGCTAATTGGTAATAATTTTTGATCACTGTTTTTAAACTGGATCCTTATCTTGTTTTTAATACCTTTTTGTATTTTTAAATCTCGTTGGTACATAACTCGGTTAATCCCTAAAACAGTTTCGTCCAAATCTAATATCACGTCGAGTGTATTTGGATATAAATAGATTGGTAAATTTTGCATTATAATATTTATCTATAAAGATGTCCGTTAACAGTAGTTTTCAAAATAATTATCCGTTTGTTTCGTGTATTAAATCCAACGACATTGAGTATGTTGGAATTATCATTAATTTTGACAACTACATAGCAAGTATATACGATATTTCTGTTATTAAAACAGACGACGAAAAACGTGTATTCTTAGAACTAGGTGAGATATGGTGGTGGGAATCAAATCGTAAAATACCAATAAACATATTTCTTAAAAAAGAAATGCAGTTTTTTAGATATTCTATAAAAACATTCAACAGCAAAGATGTTGAGCTTATTTTTGGACCAAGTGTTAATTTAAGCGAAATAGCTGAAAAACGCATAAAACGCAAATCAATTCAGTTGGTCAGAACTCCTAAGAATCCTCGTAGCTGATACCTTCGCAGATAAGATTCATCTGAACCACAATTGCCATCGCATATGCAATTGCGTGAGCTTTCTTAAAGTAATAATCTTCGTTGTCTGGTTTTATCCAAACTTCGTTTATTACCGTACTCCAATCTTTTCCAATTAAGGAACGTTTTGCAGGACGTATCATTGCTAATACCGCCGCAAGTTGTTCCACAGTTCGTGGCTTCATTTCTCGTAAAATTGATCCGTAACCATTTACGTGAAACAACAAATTTGTAAAGTCATCTTGTTCTAATAAGTCCCATAGTGGTTCTTGCGACATCAATTGTAATAAATGTTCTTCGTTTTTAATACCTTGATAGATGGTAACGTTAAGAAAATCTATCTTGAAGTATCCTCTATCTTCAGCAGATTTATAATCAATACTTGCTAATCCTGTTAATGGATTAACTGGAATTTTGTGGCAGTAAGCACCTGTATTATGTTTTTTGATTCCGTCAATGGTTGCAGGAACGTGTTCAATTACATTAAGTAATTTGTTTCTGTCAGCAAAATCAATATCAATATCCGGCATTTTTTATTTCGTTGTATGTTGGTGCATAATTACCGCGATGCTGAACTGTGATGCCTGCGGCTATGTTAGCAAATATTATAGCTTTTTCTATATCTTTTGTATATAGGTATTGGACAGTTAAGGCAGCTAAAAATGTATCTCCTGCTCCGCATACATCAGTGACTTCGACTTTTTTGGTTGAATAAAGTGTGCCATTATACATTGCACCATCTCCACCTTTTGTAACAATTAACCTATTAGGCAAACTGGTAGCAGTACGATATTCTAAATCATTAATTTTAACGTAGGCGTTGTCAAATCTTTTAAGATCTGTTTTCTTTGTATCTATAAACACAGGACATTTAGAATTTTGAATAATATGTTTGATGTGTTCATAACTTAAAAAACCTTTGTTGTAATCTGAAATTATAATGGCGTTATAGGAATCAATAGGAAATGTAGTTTGCTCATTCCAAGATGCAATAGATGGTTCGTTATCTACTCTTAATAAATGTTGGCCTGATCGTTGATCTATATATCTAGTTTTTGTAATATTTTCAGTATTAGTAATAAAATTTGCATTAATATTTAAATTTATAAGATTAAGATTGACATTTGCGGCCATTCCTAACACATCATAACTGTTGACAATTTTAATAACAGGAACAGGAGCCTCTGGACTTAATCTATCCACAGTTCCTATTTTATATTCATCAGTACAACTATCCCCGATTAATAATACGTTGAATGATATCTGTTGTTGAATGTCCCGTATGCTCATAAAATTTTATCTCTTTACAATATTGTGAACCTATAATAGGCTTGTTTCTATAATCAGCACCTTTGACCATAATGTCTGGTTCATATGATTTTATAAGGTCAATTAATTCTTCATCATTGCCAAAAAAATAAACTGTGTCTACAAATTTTAAACTTTCTAATATATAACTTCTATCATATTGATCATTGATTGGTCTATAGATTCCTTTAAGTTCTTTTACTCTACTATCAGTATCTATTGCTACCAACAAATGGTCCCCAAGACTTTTTGCATACTGCAACATCTGTAGGTGTCCTCTATGCAATAGATCAAATGTACCATTTACAAAAATTTTCATTCGTAATATTTTTTTAATTCTGTTAAATCTGCACAGGTGTATTTTTGATATTGATCTTTAATATTAACGGGCATCGGAACATATTCTATATCTGCTGGATATTTTTTAATTATTTCTTTGGCTACTTGTAAAAATGATTTAGGATCTCCTGTGCCAACATTCCAGATACTTGATTGATCAACATTTAAAAATTTCAAATGTACATCAACTACTGTACGAACAGGAACAAAATCTCTTAGATATAAATTGCTACCTTCAAATAATTTAATTTTTCCAGTTGTTTGAGCCTGATACTGAAATTTATAATATGGGCTTGCTTGGTCGCCTTTATGCTCTTCTCCTTCTGGTCCATACACATTAAAATATCTAAATCCTTGAATATGTCTATTAATAGACTTTGCATATTCTTTGCGTGTTTGAACAAATCTTTCAAACATATATTTGCTCCACGCATATGGACTTTTAGGATCTACAGGAGCATCTTCTCTGAAACTACTTGTTAACCCATAAACACTGGCACTACTTGAATATTGAAAATTTACACCATTACTTAATGCACTATCTAATAAATTACAACTAAAATCATAATTTTGACGCATTACTTTATCAACATCTTTTTCTGTTGTACTACTAATTGCACCAATATGAATGACCCAATCGAGTCCAACTGTGGATAGATTATTGTCAGAATCTCCCCACTCGTATGTGGTTATATTATGTCCATCTGATTGTAAAGCTCTATATAGATGTCCTCCTATAAATCCTTTATGACCAGTTAACAAAATTTTCATTTTTGACTATCGCCTTTCATCACACGATAATTATCTTCAACACTGTCAGGAGTGCTAACTTCGATAATTGTACCTTCTTCGATGCAAATTATTTGATGAGGTAATAATGGAGGATTATGCCATACATCGCCGGCATTTAAATCTTGTTCATACTGACTAGCGTTGGCAGTATTGATACAGATAACTTTAAATTTGCCCGAAAGTACATACCAACTCTCGTCTTTCTCTGAATGAAAATGCATACTGAATCTTGCACCTTCGTTGAACCGCAATAGTTTACCGCAGTATTTGTCATTGGTAGCCCAGATTAATTCTGATCCCCATCCTTTTTCTACATATCCTGATAACTTAGTCATAATATCCTTTTACTTGATTTCTACTTCTCGAATAATTTCTTTTACCAATGCAACGTCTGCAGGTACTTCTTTAAATCGTTTCATCCAGAAAGGAACATCAAATGCCGGAGCAATCATATCTAATTGCTCGTCGCTCATTTTATTAATCATTGATTGTCCCATAGTACTGTTTAATATAACCCAGGGACTGACACGACCATTTAAAATATCGTGCACGGCTTTATTTAAACTAACATAGTTGAAGTAATGATTAAATTCTGCGTTGTGATCATCTGCCCATTCCATCATTGTCTGAATACTACGCTGTACTGCTGACTCAACTGGTTCTTGTTTAATCATATCATATAGATATGTTTCATATAACTCATCTCTACACCAGTGATCTAATTTTACTCCGCTCTTAATCACAAACTCAACAAATTTTTCTGGATACAACGGATTAACATTATTAAGAAAACTACCAAATTTTACAAAGGCATTATAGTAAGCAGTATCACAAAATTCTTTGTATGTCTTAGGCTTCTTATGGCCACTTAGATACCAAAATCTATTAAAGGCCATAAATCCTGCCTGGACACGTTTTTCGTTTTCTTGTAACGCTCTTCTTTTCTTTTCACACATATGAGCAACAAGAGTTTTTTCGTGCATAAAACTCTTACCGCAATGTAAACATTGATTAGGTTGTTCCACTAGTGTTATCACTGGTTTATCCAATCTTTTCCGTAGTTTTCTACTATCCTTAATGTATGTTCGGAGAATAATTTTGTTTCAACTAAAATATTATTTTCATATAATTCGATAAGATATTTTCCGCCATCGCCTTTGACAATAGCAAGTTTATTATCTTTTACAAATTGAGCTAATTCATTCATATTCTTTCCTTTGTTTTTTATCAAAGCCCATTTTGTCAAATAGTTCGTCTCTATCTTTTTTATCCATCATTGCTGCCAACATTTTAATTTCATCCATCTTCATAGCAGGATAAAGTTCACATAATAATTTTTCAATCTTGTTGGCTTTTTCTTTTTTTCCTGCGGCAAGATATGGGTGGAACGTTGATATTCCTGCTCCTGTGGCCGCAAATAATTTCCATAACAATGCTTTATGATTTTTACTTAATTCCCAGTGATTCTTATTAACACATTCGTTGGTCATTTCTAAAAACCATTCTTGGATATCTCTATCCCCTTGAACGTTAGATGTGTACCTCATTAGAATATATGGACTAAACGCTTTCTTTTCTTCGTCGGTGAGATTATCATAAAAACTATAATTTTTATGATCCACTGCATTTAATTCTCGTTTAATATCAAGTTTTGCTGTTGCCATGTTTGTCTTCGTATTCTTTACTGAGCTTATATATTATTATACACTGATCCAACGCCTTTTGTATAGACTCATTGGTCTCAGAAGCAATTAACACATCATTCCATAATTCTCTGGTAGCTTGTTTTTTAATTTTGTTTAGATCTAACCCGATTATTATTCTATTAAGACTACCTGGTTCTCGAGCGTATATATGTGCGCCATCATTTTCATAGATATAAGAAATGTTAGGGTTAAGTTGTCCCATCTTCGTGATCCTTAGTTGGTGGTAGACCGTTGCTATGTTTATCTGTAGTCTTTTCTACATCCTGAAATAAACGTTTTTCTTGTACAGTAAGTTTATCCTTGTGTGTTTTACGAGGATTTCCGCAAAGATAACAATCCGGATTTCCGCAATCCATTGCGTGATGTTTAACTAATCTATGCGGCTCTTTGATATTTTGTTGATCAAAATGATTATTAGACTTAGCAATTTTTACTTGCTTGTTTATGGCATTTGTATCTTTATGTCTACGGGTAGAGTTTTTAATTTTATCGTCTTCGGTACTCATATTATTCCTTGCTAAGGTGATATATTATTTTAGCACGTTCTAGTGCTTCGTGTAAAGCAGGATTGGTTCGAGCGGCGCGACGTATCTCTCCCCATAATTTATCTTCCATTATATGTTCTTGTAATGAACGTCCATTGGGAGTTCTACTATCATACTCAGGATTTCCTGGCAATTTGATATTTTCGGTAAAATTAATTGTAGCCATTTTACCAACATTTTGTATAGTCGACAATTTCACTTTGACGACTTACTTCTTTAACAAAATATGCACAGGTAGGTTTAGGTCCAGGATGTAACGGAGTACATAATAGTTGACCTGGTCGCATTTTTGGAAAATACCATTTAACATCTTGATAAACATCGATGATATCTATATCTAAAAATTCAGGTCTAAATCCACTTAATGGATTAAAACAAAAAGTTTTAAATCCTCGATCATTTAGACTTGTCAAAGGAAGTACTTCCATATCAGGACCTTCTGGATCACCGACAATTGTACACCAATCAAGAGGCATTGTTAATTCGTATGTACCTATTCTTAGAACCACAGCAGGTCCTGTAAAACTTTCTAAAAATATCAAAGGAACAAAAAAGTGATCAGGATTTTGGTTATCACTGTTATCTAACACAGCAAATCTTAAATCTTCAGTTATTTCATCTGGCAATTCATTAAGACTAAATGTCTTATCTTCTAACGTTAAAATTTGCATTATATATATTTTACCTTTTCGATTGTGAATGGATACTTCGCTTCTTTATAAAACTTCTTCCTCTCTGTAAGATGCCTCTTTGCATATTTCGTAGACGCGGTGAGGTCCCAGATTTGTACAAAGTCTTTGTCCTCTGCTTTTCTAATGCCCCGCCCAATGCTTTGTATAACTCGTGTAAAGCTCTTTCCGGATTCCAACATAACCAAATTAAAAATGCGAGGGATATTAATACCCACAGCGGCCACACCGTAAGTCGCCACAATAATCTTATTATCCACAATTTTAATTTCATCGTATTCTTCTTTCCTATCTTTGGTTTTGACCTTGCCTGAAATAAACACACTGTCGTTTAACTTTTCTTTTAGGAACTCACCGCTTTCGATTCTATCAACTAATACCAATGTATTTCCACTTTCTGCAATAGTATTGATCAGTGTAGACAAGTATAACATACGATCCTTGTCAGTTACAAGATATTTTAATTCCTCTGCGTAACTTCCAAACTCTTTCCATTCAGCAGTTTGTATAATATTAACGTGGCAATTACTTAAAATTCCTTTTTCTTGTAATTCGTGCGCTTTTACACGATGAACAACTTCTCCCAAACTTGCTCTAAGACTTTGAAATTCGTGATCAGCTTTAGGTACAGTTCCTGTTAATCCCCAACGTATAGGAGTATTTGCTAAATTTTTAGTTAATAGATTTTTTAATACATCTGCCTTGGCCATATGTACTTCATCGACCATTACACAATTTACACCATCTAATAATTCTGCTAATGTTAATAGTTCTTCATCACTAATTTCTTTGGATTTTTTATCTAATATATTCAAACTTTGCCAGGTACAAATTGTATGAGTTTTATCAAGATTTTTTCTGTCACCATAGTATACACCTACATCTAACCCGCAATTAATAAAATCCTCTTCGGTTTGTTCCACTAGACTCTTGTTAGGAACTATGGTTACAGTTCGACCATATTTTTCACAGATTTTTGCCAAAGTTGCAGTAGTAATTGTCTTACCAAACCCTGTGGCAATTTCTTGAATGCATTGAGGATTTTCTAAAAATTTATTAATCACCTCTACCTGATCGTCTCTAAGACGAATTGATTCACCAGCATATCTATGTCCTTCTGGCCAAGTTTTTTCTCCCCAGAAATCTTCAGAAATTGTATCAAATTGTAAACTAGTTGGATTTCTTAGATCTTCAAATTCTATGTAATAATTTCTTTCCTCTAGATATTCTAACACCTGAGGTAACATAGAAAGGTATGTAGTTCCACCAATTCCAAAGAAACTCACAGTTCCGTCCCATCGACCTAATTTATAAGCAGGTCTATACCTAGCTGTAGGATCTTCATATTTGAATTTCTTGACCAAGGATTTGCGAGTGTCAAGATCTAAATTTTCAATCTTAACATTAACTTCGTCTTTGATTATAAGTTTTGCAGTAGCCAATTAAATTCCTTGTTTTCTATTTTTTCTGAAAAATATATTACATTTTGGTGATTTGCTATATAATTTTTAATGGTATAATGGACATTATTAACTCCAAAATTAATCACAGTATTAAATTTTAATTTTGATTTTAATAACGGTTTTGGAATCTTACTGCTTATAAAAACAACTTCAGTATTATTAGTTATAGGAGAATTCAAATTATTTTCTTTAACAAAATCATTGAATTTTTTACCATTTTCTGAAGGTAATCTAAACATAACACTCATTTTGTCATTGTCGATTCCTGCATTTTTTAAAAAACCAACAGCCTGTTCTAATTTTTGTAATTCAGTGCCACCTGGTATAATTATTATACAAGGTCTTAGAAATTTAATAAAATCTGATAGCTCAGAAATAGGGTAAATTTCTGAATTTATATACATTTTTTCATTGGGTGATGATTTTAAAAAAGATCGAACCAATGGATTAACTTTTTCACTATCGATGTGCGCAGATACATTTTCGTCCCAGGTAAAAATTCCATATTTTCTTGCTTCGAATACTGCCTCTAATATATCTGTACTTTGTAATTCTGGAATATTTTCAGAAATATTGATGTATTTTAATTTTTTATTATCAATTACTAACATAGGAATATAATTCTCTATGTTCGTTAAAATTTTAGAAATGTTATTGGAATATCTAGATAACTCTTCATCGAGTTGAAAATTTTCAGTCTTGGCAAAATGTGTTAAGAACAATAAATTGTTTTCAGTTAATGAAAAAATCCAGGCTTTTTTGTCTCTATCCCAAGAAAAATGATCTAATGATTTTTTATTTCCTTTAATAATTTTAATGTAGTCTTCATTAAACGGAAATTCGACTTTTACAATTTTATTGTATACAGCATTCGATATGATCGACATTCTTTTAATACTAGATATCGAACGTAAAGGCAGTTTATATATAGGATTATCTAAGAAATTATCAATATTGGTGTTGAAATTTGTGGTCAATAAGTTTTTGTATCTTCGTAGAATTATTAGGGCGTAGTTTCCCTGTTTTTCAGTGAATCCTTTACCTTGCAATATTTGATTAGAAAAACTTGATACTAGATTTTTATCATTTGTATTAAGAATTTTATCTAATATGTAAGATAATTTTATAATTAAATCTTCTACTGTTGACATAAGTTATATTATACATTCAAAGTGTAATATCTTCAAGCCCTGCGGCTCTTAATTTAATAATATTGCTTAATTGCCATTGTTTAATATCCAGGCCTTTAATTATACCTAGCCATTGATTGCGGAGCATAGCAAATTCATTGATAATTTTTTCCATATCGACAACATCTGCTTCACCTTCGACATATTTTTCACAATCTCTACTACTCAACGCACGTTGATAGTTTTCTAGATATTTTCTGAAGGCTTTGGATTTAACACGCCGAAGCTCGATATTCAAATATTCAAGAACTGCTTCGATCTCCTGTAATTGATTAAATCGTTGTTCAACAATGCCAGGCAAGGCCGCTGAAGATTTCTCTACGTTTCCGTAAATTTTTACTTCTTTGCGGGCCTCTTCTAGCTCGTTGTAAAAGTGATCTAAACAATTTGGAAGATGTGCTATGTCTTTACTGACTTTAGCATACCAACTCATTAATAGTCCTCGTCGGCTTCGTCAAAATCCCAATTATCTTCTTCGTCCTCATCGCTTTCATCGCGATTTTCATCAAGAACAAGATTAATTGCAGTATCTAAACTAGCATCATACCCGGTTAATCCTTCAAGTGTGGTTAACTCAATATCTTTACTAAGTAAAAAATCTACATAATGACTTGCGGCTGTGTCTTTTGCTTTTTCTGAGATATATTCTTTAAATAGATCCCAAGTTTCGATAATTAGATCTTCTTCCATTATTATTCCTCAATTTCCTCAAGAGTTGATACGCTAGGAGTAAATGCAGATTCGTCCCATTCAGACATAATAACCATTAGTTTGTCTTCTGTCCAATTTTTACGGAATTCTGCAGATATTTCGCCTGTCTTCTTACTTATATATTGTAACTTATTTCCGCTCTTTGTCAAGACGCCCATTTTCTCAAATAAATCAACTAACCCAGAAGTAGGAGCCATACCTGTTGAATAAGGAATTTTAACCTGTACTGTTTCAAACGGTTTAGCATACCGAGTTTTCATAACTTTACAGGCACTACGAATACCTAATACATCACTGACTTTATTGCCGTCTTCGTCTTCTTTTAGTTTGAGTTTTTTCATTGCAACAACAATACTAGATGCATAGACAAATCCTTGTCCACCGCTAATTTTATCGTCTGGATCAAACATATCTTGTGAAGCGTAAGTATGATTTGTACAAACCATACCGACATTGTAACTACCAAACATATTAACACAGTTGCGAACAAGTGCTGTAAGTGCTTTAGGTTTACGACCCATATCACCTTTCAAATCACCTGCTTCGAACTGATTAATATCAGTAGGAGTAAGTAACATACCCAATGAATCTATAACAAATAACACCTTAGGGCGATCAGTTGGATCCATTGTTTTGTACTCTGACATAAATTCGTGAATAGTTTTAGCTACATCATCGATCATTGCCATATTAAGTTTTAGAAGTTTATCATCGGCTGTATCTACTCCTAAATCTTTTAACCACTTTTCATCGAGTGCATTTTCGGAATCAATTAAGATTGTAAAAATACCTTGCTCTTGAGCGTGTTTAATAATATTACCAGAACAGATATAACTTTTACCTGCTCCGGATTCACCTGCAAAAACTGTTACCTTACCAAGAGGAACTCCCCTAAAGAAGTCCCCTGATATAAGATAGTTTAGTGCATAGTTGCCAGTTGAGATCCAATCAGTTGGATCATTGAATCCAATTCCTAAGCCATCAATACTTTTAGTGATAGACTTACGGAACTTTGAAATATCAAAGCTCTTTGTCATAGTCTATCTCCTTAGTTTGATTGACGTTTACGAATCATTGCAATAATGTCTGCGGCACGACTTGAAGCATCGCCACCAGCTGATGCAGGTGCAGATGTTGTTGGTGTCAGCTCAGCATCAAATGGTGCAACTTCATCTTCATCTACTGTTGTTGGAGCAGGTGCAGATGCTTTAGCAGGTGCAGGTGCTGGTGTGTTTGTAGTCGAACCTGTTGCTTGTCCACTACCGCCCATTCCTGCTGGTTTGAAATATTGTCCCCAACGGTCCATATCAAATGCTTCGCCATCTACTGATGCTTCGAACATTTCTTTCATAACCTTGAGTTCTACTTCGCCTGGTTTCTTTGGCAAAAAGTCTGATAAATTAAACAAACCATATTGCTCAATTGCGGCTTTTTCTGCATCACTTAGTGCACGTTCACGACGAGCCCAGGTTGATGTAGAATAATCAGCATATCCACCTTTAGATGTTTTTGCAATCTTGAAATCTAAACCACGCAAATAGTCTGTTGGCAATTCTTCAATCTCACTATCCATTAGTGCATTTTTAACAATGTTAAAAATTTGACTACCAATGATAAATCTACGAATTGGATTTGCTGGAGTTTGGTCTTCTTGTAATTTTCCATCAACTACAAAGCCTTGGAACAAATAAGATTTTTTCTTCCAGTATTTACGACCCATATCTTCTAAAGATTTATCCTTAAACCAAGGACGTACTTCTGTTAAGATTGGACAAGTCTCTCCCCACATTTCCATACAAGGAACTTGTACAAATGATGGTTTGCTGTTTGTATCACCTTTGATTCCGGCGAATGGTAACTTAATTAAGTTACGTTCTTGCCAAAAGAAAGTGTTGTTTGTGTTACCATCTGGTAAGAATCTAACTGTAGTTGTTGATCCTTCTGGAGCATTCCAGTGAGGGTAAATTGCGTTGTCTCCACCGCCCGTGCTACCGGTGTTTTGTTGAGATGATGCTTGAAGTTTTGCGCGAATTTCTGCTAAAGTTGCCATAATGTTTTTCCTTAATAAATGTAATTTTATGTGCCATTCCTTTAAAGCCCACTGACTAAAAAGAAAAAGTGCATATAGTTAACTATACGCACTTTTATTTATTATTACAACCTAAAAGGTGTTTATAATATGGGTTATTTTGCCAAACCTGCTAATTTTAAAATATCTTCTTTTGGGTCCATTGCTTGTTTCATACCTTGTTTTGCTAAATGTTTGGCCATATTTTTATCTTTGATTGTATTTCCAAATTCATCTTTATGTGGGCCTGTATGTGTTGTATAAGGGGGATTAAATGGAGGTGTTTCTTTTTTATCAGTTTTTTCTGAGTCTTGTTCACCTATGCCTTCTACTTTGGTTTTAATATTGCCTACTAATTCTTTTAAACGTGCTAGTCCATCTGTATGATCTACTGGACTAATTTGACCGTGACGTTGTTGCCATTCATTGGTAAGTTTTTCCATAAATGCTTCGGCCATTTTAGCAGCCTGCTCGCCTGCATCTTCTCCAAACTTTTCTGCAATAGCTTTTTTAACATCTAATGCAATACCTTCTTCTCCACGGAATGGGCCTACATTTGGGTTATCTCTATTGTAAAAACTTTTAACAATTTTTGCTACTTCTTTGATCATTGCTTTTGGATCTGCATCTTCCATTGTGCCTACAGCATAACCATTCATACCTATATCATTATTTTCAAATGCTGGCATAATTCCGTGAACTGTAGCAACACCCGATCCTCCTTGACCAGTAGGAGTTGTTTCCGTAGTCGGTTGTTCCTCTGGCGCACCGACTTCTTGCGAAGCAGGTTCGGTTTCACTCATTCCTAATGCTACTGCTAATTCTGGATAATCTTCATTGGCCCAAATTTTAAAAACTTCAAGTGCATCAGTTGTAGAATCAACATTTGCCATATCTTTTAATTTTGTTTCTAAATCAGTGTCATCTAATCCAAATTCTTGAAAGAATTGAATAGCAGTTTGTCCGTCGAGACCTAACTCTAATTCAGGGCCGCCTGATGTGCCTTGTGGTAATTGTAGTATTGCTTGTTTTAATTCTTCAATTTGATCGTTGGTTAATTTGCCTTGTTCTACTGATTCGGCCCAAGATTCAAATGCATCTAGTTCATTCTCTTTAACTGATTCATCTGTTTCGGTATGACCGTGTATTAAACAATGTTCTTCACCTAACTCGTCACAAGTACACTCTGAACTTTCGCCTACATAAGTATCTAAATCAACCTTGTTTGCCTCGCTCATAATTTTATGCAACAGTGGGAAATATGCTGCCAATTCTTCTTGGAAATTTGTTTGTGTAAATTTTTGTTTATATTCTTCCATAGCAACAGCATCTAGTTCAATGCTGTCGGTGACTGGTTCTTGAAATTCCGACATCCATTTTTCATAATGATGACGTTTACCTAATGCCTCAATTTGCGCCTTTAGTTCGTTAAGGCGGCCTATGGCTCGCTCTGTAATTCCTGTTGCATCATCGTGCAAGGTGGCTTTGTGTATTTTTCTTTGAAATTCTTGTAATTGTGCGATTTGTTCGCTCATTTTAATAATTGCTTTGCCTGCTGGATCATGTGGAATGCCACCGTGATCTACGTGTTGTGCCATGGCGAATGCACCAGCTGGGTGAATGAAAGGATATTTAAATCTTTCCCCATCGTGATTCTGAATAAAGATTGCCTTGATGTTTTTCTTTTGACTACGAGCACCTGGATACATTTCATCTACTGCTCGAGCATGACGAACAATAACTTCTGTTTGTCCTTTTACTGCACGGCTAGTTTTCTTTGTGCTTTTTTGATTCCAACGGCTTTCTCCTAGATGTTGCTGTGTCCTGCTTTTTAGCATCGATAATAATTTTTCAGCAACCTCTTCAGGATAATCTTCGTATGCGCTACCTAAATCATATTGTAATTTATCAAATTCCTTTTGGATATAGCGACCAACAGGATGTGTTATAGAATCCCCGGCATCTACTATTTTCAAAATAGTATCACTATTAAATTCTGGGCTGTTTACTACTTTACCAACTTTTTGCATCAAGGCATTGTTATCAACACTAGGACTCATTCTTGATATCAAACGATCACGTGGAGTGTTTGTTAATTCGCGTCCAGCGTTTTCTGATACGCCTTTTTTGATTTTTTTAGTTTCGTTCATATTCATAGTAGGTTCTTCCTTGGGGCCTTGCGTAGTAGCAAGATGTTGAAAATCGTTTTTGTCAAGATTTGTTTTAGCAATGTCTCTAGTATCAAATCTCAGTAATCTTCGCATAGCAAAAAATCTCATTTCTTTTAAGAAACTGTACCACTCTTTTTTAGCAGGGTCATCTTGATTTTCTGTAATGCCTTGGCTATAGTAAACCTTTAGGCTACCTAGATCGTTTAGGCTAATGCTAACACGGCCTAGATTGTTGCCTTCTAAGACAAAGTCAAAATCAAAGAAACGAGCCTCTGCGGGATCAATGGTAACTGCACCTGTTTCGTCGCCCATTTCTAAATTTGAGAAACGTGAGCGGACTTTGTCAAACAGGTCTTGGGAAATAATTTGAATAGGTTTCATACGCTTATTTATATTAAAATGTGTTTATATAAATGGGCAAAGGCATTATCCACTCATCCTCTACTTCTTCCCGCATTTTATCGTAAATTGCAGGATCCCATTCTTGTAATATAATTGCCATACGTAGGGCAAGTAAAATACTACTAACTAGGTCATCGTGTGTTCCTGTTTTACCTGAAAAACTTATGCCTTTGGCAACAAAAGTTTTAAGTTCACTGATCAGAGACTTTGAATTTAACTTCATTCTGTTGCTTTCGATAAGGTGTTTTAGTTTAGCACAGATAGAGATTTTACTGGTATGTGTTGTATTAAACCCTTTTCTAAATCTGCGGACGTGACCTTTCTTTATTGGTTCACTTAAAAATAATCCACGAATACTTTCCTCACCTATTTCATTGATAGTAACAAGTGCCGCTTCTCCTACAGTATTATTTTCAACAGAGTAATATAAACTTGCCTGCGATCCTTTGTCAGCACACTCTTTGTCAATAAAATTACAAATATCTCTTAGTATTCTAACCTGCCCCTGTATCGGGGTAGTATTATGATGCCACTCTGCAACTTGTTCAAAAGATGGTAATTCTAATACCTGTATGGCCGCAGGATCTCCACCGGTGCCTAAACTAGGATCTAGTGCTACGATATATGTACGCTTGGGATCTATTTTTTTATACCAACGACATTGACCCATTTTCATAATAGGTTCTTTGCCTTCTAAGTCTGCTAATTTTATAGCACTTATAAGTGTTTCATCAAATACCAAGAATTCACAATCGTGTTCTCGACGGAAACGTTCTTCTCCAATACGACTACGTTCAACTTCAGCCCAAGCTTCGTCTCGTTCAGGATGTTCACTCCAATGAGCCTTGAATGGAAAAAATCCATTTTTTCCTGTAAGTGTGCTGTTTCCGAATTCATCTGTACGCTTATTTGCTTCGTGCCATATTTGTGCAAATTGATCCTCGTCACTGTTAGGAGTGCTTGTAATAATTGCTTTACCACCAGTAGCAAGTGTAGGTGAAATTGAAGTCCAGAATTCACTGGCTACATTAGGCGGAACAAACGCAAACTCATCTGCGTATAGTAATGATAGTGACATACCACGACCTGTTGTTTCAGTTGTTGTCTGTGCTACAATACGACTACCATTTTCAAACTCTATACTTTGTTTGTTATAACTTGTACAACCTGCACGAATATGATCTGGACACATTTCGTAGGCATAACGAATACGTGCCATAATTTCCTGTGCGCCAGTATATTTGTGTGCGGCAATTAATATTGTACTATCTGGTATGAACATCGCAAACCATAATAGATAACCTGATGCAGTAGTGGTCTTACCTGTTTGTCTAGGTAACAAATTTATATTAAATCTATGTTGGTGATAGCTGTCAATTAATCTACGCTGATATTCAAATGCTTCGTATTTTAACTTACCTTTAACAGGATGTTGAATAAAGAAAAAATTGTCTAAAAAATGATGCGGACCATTAACAGGGTCCATACATTTACCCAGGTCAATAATATCTTGTTCAGTAAACTTTTGTGTACTGTGCGGACTTTTAACTAACTTACCGTCTAAATTTTTTGATCCCATAATATTATTTAATGAAAAAAATAGCCTCCGAAGAGGCTATTTGGATTGTATTTGTTTTAACAATTACATCTGAGGAGCAACATAACCGTGTGCGTTTTCCAAATCATACCAGGCACACATCTTACCTTGACACATTGCTACAATTACAGGAGATCCTCGATCATCAATAGCATCTACTTGCAAACTTTTTTTCTTAAGAAAGTTTACAAAACTTTGTGTAGCCTTGTCATCATTGTCAGTGTAACGACCTTTGAAATTTGGTTCATTTCCGTTAACAAATTGTTCATAGTCTTGATCACCTCTAACACTATGCCATTCGTCACTGCCTGGAGAATTTATATGTGGAACACTTTCTGCAATGAATTTTTGATATTCGGCCATTAATGATTCATATGTAGCAGTAGGTTGTGTACCAATACGTTTTTCACCATTACTTGTTTCACCTGCGCCACCTTGATTTTCGTGATTAGCAAATTCTTCAGCATCGAACGCATTTGCACTATTAGGATCAGCAGGAGTATTATCCCAACTTTCGTCAGTTTCTTCCTCATCACCTTCTTCGTCATCCATATGAAGTTTATCAATTACTCCACGCATAACTTCGCCATCACTAGAAGAAGGACCAACTGATGCAACAGGTTCAGCTGTTAATGTCATTGGTTCAGGTTCAATACCTAAGTGCTCTGGCTCTACTTTCTGTAGCCCAGCAAGACTCATGATATCTTTAAGCATACCGCTTAGTTCTTCACCGCTACCTGCTGTCATATTGATACTAGCAGGAGTGTGTGATTGTCCTGGCATTATACCCATTGGCCCACATTCAGCTATATCTGAGCTTTCAGCAATAACTGCAGGTTCTGTAGTTAAACTATTTGAATCTAGTTCTGCAAGGCGTTTTAATACATCGATCATTTGCATAATATTAATTTCCGTTAAGTGCTTTTACAACATAAGTTCCTTGATCTTTAGCGATAGGGCTAGTTGTATTCTGTGGAAAATCATTTGATGTTTTTCCTGGGTTTTTCATAATGTCATCTGGCGTAGGAGTAGGGATTTGTTCTCCCATTTCTTTACGTTGTAATTTCAAAATGTCATTTAATTCTTTTACAAATCCAGAATTGTATTTGTCACCATAGTAATCTTCAAATTGTGGATTGCCAGCTTCTTTATAATCTGGATCATCTAATAAAGCACCTTCACGTTTTTCTGTAGGTGTTTGATATTCTTCGCTTGGCTCGCCTGGACGACGAACCACTAGTTTTTGTTTACTAACACCTAATTCTGTGCTTAGGTATTCAGTTAGTTCTTGCTGTGTTGTAGGATAATCTAACGTAACTTCGTAGATGCTCACTTCGCAATTTCTAACCTGTGGAAAATCCAAAGGTAATGCTTGGATAGGAGTAGTAGCAGACTTTTTAAAACTGTTTAAGACATAACGTCCTAACAATGTTTTTAAAGAATCTTCTTGCTCGGTAGTAAAATCTCCGGCGATTTTAACGCGGAAAGGATACTGTTTTTTTGACTCGGATAGGTATTCTTTGAAGTTTTTCATAGTAAGTTATTTATTCATATTTTTAATTTTTTCTAGAATGGAGTTACGGTCTGTAATAATAAACCCTTGTCCTTCTACAGTATTTCCGTCTCCGCCTTCCCCGTGCTTTTTATCAATAGCTAGCTTTTTTAGTTGTAAATCAACCATTTTTAGCTTTTTGTCAATTTTATTGGTTTTTGCTTGAATAGCGGCATTCATCATTTGCGCGGCTACTTCAAACATTCTAACACCGTGCCTAGGATCAACATTCATGCCTAAATCATATAGTGCATCGTAGGCTTCTTCTGCTTTCTTAGATAACGCATCTAACTCAGCATCGGCCATATCTCCTAGTCCTTGCACCCTAGGAAGTGCGGCAGCAATTTTGTCAAATTCTTCTAATTTATCTTGTAGATTTATTACAGGAACAGGAGTAGCTGTAGGAGGAATTACCAGCTCCTCATCAGGTGTTAGATCAAATAATTCTTCTAATTTTTTAGTCATAATTGTACTTATTTCTTTTTAGATCCTTGATGGAAAATATCCGATTCATTAATGACTCTAAATTTAATTCCTTGTTGTCTACACCACGCACCTGCGGCTTCCCACTTTGCTATATTTTTTACATACTGTGCTTGATTGTATGAACTTTTTCCAACTTTTTCTACCATCATTTGATTGGCTGGTTTTATTTCTATTAGTTCAACGTGTTTTTTTAATTTTTTGTCAACGTATGTAATTAAAAAATCTGGAATGTATACTGTACTCTTTCCTGTTAACGGATCTCGATATGGGATTTTAACACACTCACTGGCCCATTGTTGTACGCTGGGATTATTATCGCAAAAGCTCATAAATGTAAATTCCCAACTACTTCTATAAACAGGATCTTTTGATCCTAGATATTTTTCAGGATTTTTTATTTTATAAATCCCTTGACTAAATTTCATAACAATATATTTCTACCAATTTCTGGATTTGTTGCAAACGGTGGTGCATATCCTAGTAGGCTTGTTTTAAATCTATTGTAGTTTATAATTTCTGCAACCAACGCACTAATTTCAACACTGTTTAATCCTTGCAATGTATCCATAATTTGCAAAGGATTATAATTATCTTTTTGGGCCTGTTTTATTATGATGATAGCAACTGCCTCTGCCGAATTACTGTCAAACCCTCTAGAAGTAAAAAATCCTTTAATGGCATCGAGCACATTAGAATTAATTTCTAAAGGTGTTGAATACAATGTGTTAATAGCTTGTACAGTCAATGAATCACCGTTAATTGTGGTCGATGGTAAGTTTGTATACTGATTACTCATTATTATTTCTTTGTTGTTATATTAGATAGTAATGCGTTAGTGGTTCCGTCAGTGCTACGATTTGAATATATAGTAATTCCATTATTTCCAACACCGCCTGTGTTAGATACATTAGATGGCTGTGATAGTCCAGCGGCAATAGATCCTGCTAGTATACCCGATGCAATGCTATATCCTTCTTTGGCAACACTAGACTTGTTAAGATTTCCAGCATTCTGTACCAATGTTTTTGCCTGTAATGCAACACCTAGATAATCTAATGGATTGCTTGCTGTTGCTAATAATCCATTTTCTCCAAATATTGTATTAGCCCCGTCAATTACTCCGCCTGGTCCAAAAAGATTTCCACTTCCGCCTATTCCAATTGGGCTAGGTGTAGTATCATAATATACCGGAGCGAATCCAACAGGACTTTTACCTCGAACAATCTTTCCTTTTTTATATACCACAGTCTCGTATGCTGTTTGCATTTTATTTGTTAATGTTCTACTATCTTCTTGGGAAACTGTATCGTGCGTCCATTCTGTAATCATAGGATTAACAAGAGTAATTTGCGTGAAATCTGCAACACCGTGCCCTTTGTGCATAACGTAGATATCAATGCTATCAAAGAATGGAATAGATTGAAAATTATCTAAACCATATGCATAATTGTACTGCTTATATTTTGTATCTCCAAATTCTGTTACTTTTGATTTACCAGAGATAGAACCATACACGCTGTCCATATAATAATATTGATAATAATTTTGCCAGAGATCATTTGTTATATCACTATTATCATCATGAAACTCTATACTAACAGGACTATAAGTTAATTTTGTTTGTACAACAGTTTTTCTATTATACTGATTTAGTGTTTCTGTTCCTGTACTAAATTTAGGAAGCTCTATTCTTTTAACTAATAATCCAACATCTTTCCTTCCTTTTTCTAGCCAACTTTTATCAATTACTGCGGATGGATTGATATTAAAATTAACAAAGTATAGAAAATTAACCTTAGGTGTTCGTGCATAATTATTACGAACATAAAGTCTGTCGGCGTGTTGGTAGTCTTTCATACTGGCATTGCCGCCAGAATCGCCAAGTATTCCACTTGCCGCACTACCTAAAAAATTTGTGAATGCATTACTCATAATAATATTTAGCCAATAAAAAAGCCTGGGGTTTAAGCCAGGCTTAGTAGAGCGTAATTGTTTAACCGCCGATAGCTAATGTACGTACTGTACGACCAACTGTTTCGCCGATTCCAACTGCATTTCCTGAAGAATCCACTTGTAGTGCATTGTCGTAACAGATTGATAGAGAAATGTCCATTGGATCTGTTGCGTTACTATAATCACCACCTTGGTATGTTGCTTGTTTAATCCAACATCCGTGATATTCAAACGCTTCTAATACAACTGGCTCATACGCTCCGTTGCCCCCGTCTAATATTTCAACACGCATTAGGAACTTATAATCAATACCAGATGCGGCACCTGACTGCTCAAAGAAGTCAAATTGTTTCTGCATCTGTTCACCAACTTTACGTGTTACTGCATTAGTCACATCATCACGTAATGTAAGTGTTGCATCTGTAAAACTATGTTTTCCTGCAAGTTTTACTGTACTATTGTAAACAGCTAACTTGATTTCATCAAAACTAATTACAGGACGAGTTACGTTCATAACCTGTTTAGTAAGTTCTGTTGCAGGTGTACCAGCTATGCCAAATCCGTCTAAGGTAACGCGGAAACGATATCTTAGTTTTGGCATCAACAAACCTTGAGTATTAGAACTCTGATCTGTCGAAAGCGGTACTGTAAATCTACTTAAATTTGAAATTGGCATTTAAATGCTCCTTGTTCTTTATTTATTAGGCGTTAGTTCCAGGAAAACCAGCACCTAAGTTTCCACTTGCAATAGCACCGGTGTTAAGTATACGCAATGGAATATAAATGAATTCAACTGCTTTAACTGGTTCAATAGCAATGTCTAACCATAGCTCTGAACGGTCTATTCTAGCTGGAGTATTATTACTTGTATCACATACAACAATAAAGTCGTAAAGAGCTCGTTGACCTACTAATTCAATCAATAGGCTTTCGGCAGCGGCTTTAATTTCTCTACGTGTTTGTGCGTCATTTGGTTCAAACAAGAATGGTTTAGATAATATACCTAACTGTCTACGTAAGTACGCAATTAAACGTGCAACATTAATACGATCTAATGCAGATGCTCCATTAGAACGAGTGTATTGACCAAAGTTAACAATGCCAACTCCAGGAATTGTAGCAATAGGATTAATTTCTACGCTGTGTAAAGTATCTCTCAATCCTTCATAAATTGCTGTAGTTTTAAATGATCCTGTGCTATCAATATAACCTACCGAAGTTGCATTATCAACAGTACCACGACGTGTACCAGCTGGAGCAAACCATTGATATGATTTAGCATCACTGTTTACAATTGTGCGTAGCATCATATGACTTGGAGGAACAACAATGTTATTTCCTTTGTTGTCAGTTGTATAACCACTTGGGTAGAACATAGACATATAATTGTCATAAGTTACTGCACCATCTTCACCGTTATCAAGCGCATTGGCAGTATTCTTACCCCAGTTGTACAATGTTGTTGCAGTTGGTGCTAATCTAAACGGAGTATCACCTACAACAAATGCTGTTTGACCTCTGTCTGTATTCAAAGCAACCATATTAGCAATGGTTTCCGTGTAACCAGGTGTTGCTATTAGATTATAAACTAATGTATCAGTATCACGGATATCTGTATTGGTATCAATTGTTGCTTTCATACGAGATACAATATAACCACGTTGTGCTAAACGACCAAATGTACCAACATTGTTATTATCATTAGGACTTACTGTTACCCAACGATCTGTATTATAACCAGACATTGGATCATTTTCATACATAATATTTTCGCCATTATTAGCAAGAATATTGATATAACCTGCTACATATTTCTTAATGTTAAATCCAGAGCGACGTAAATTCCATAAGCGTGTACCTCTTGGATACAATGCTGGATCAACAACATCTGGGTCTACATAATTGCTAACCAATAGATCAGCAATAGGAGTTACTGTTTCCATACTGTCTGCGCCTGCTGAGCTCCAACGAGCATCTGCAAATACCCATCCTGTAGGACTTGTATGATCTTCAACATCTTGTAGATCCCAGGTTAATGTAGAACCATTCCATATGTAAACATCTTTACCATAACGATCTATATCAGCTGTACTAACCCAAATATCGCCATCCATTAAGTCTGTGCCATCACTTTGTGTCATAGGTGCAGTTGCACCAACAATAGGACCATTAGGATCTGTGTCAGGGAAAGCATTTAAATACCCAGTCCATTGTGAACCATTGTGATACATAATGTCTACACTGCTTAAATTTGTATCATACCATAATGTATCATTGGCTGGTAATGTATATGGAGTTGTTGGCAATGCTTCGTACACTAATGGTTTCCAGTTTGTAGCAATAAACCCGTAACCATCTGATGCAGGTGCATTGTATAAGTTTGCTGTACCAGTCTTAGAAGACATATCGTAAGCAGTAAATCCTGCACTACTTAAAGGAGTGTTATCAAAGTCTGTAATTTCAATATCACCACCTAATGCGTGTGTTAATGTTACACGATTAGTTACTGCATTAAATGAAGCAGTTACATTGATTAAACCCGATGTATTAACAGCCTGGGCCAACAATTGACCAACATAAGTTGATGTTGTACCTTGCCAGCTAATTGACATAGAGTCACTCCAGCTAGATGATTCGGCTAGTGTTTCTCTAATTGTAAATGAAGTTGTACCAGATGTATAGTTTGTAGAAGCCGCACTTGTAATTGTTGTAGGACTTGTTGCATTTCTGCGCCATACACGGAATTCTGCAACAGGAGTATCTTCGTTGATACCATAATGATCAGGATCTGTTTCTACAAAAATAGTACCTGTAGCAATGTTTTTACCACCACCTACTGAATCTAATTTTGATATAGCTTGTACTGTACTATTATATAAAGGAGCACTTACTGTTCCCCAGGTCTGTGTAGAACCATTATAATATTTTACAACCCAGTTCGAACCGTAACCGGGACTTGTTGTTTTGATCCAAACACTACCAGTTGTTGCTGTAGTTCCAGCAGATGTAAAATCTGGATATTGTGTGTGAGGAGAAACAACTACTTGTTTACCACCGTCAAATGTTTGACCAACTTCGGTCCAAGCGTTTGAAGATGCAGTTGTTTTATACCATACTGCATTTGGATAGTTAGTGAAGTTATCTGAAGTAACAACTACAGCATAATCGCCTTGCTGACCAAATGAGTCAACTGGCACACCATCCATTAACTCTGTAGCAGAATTGCTATCATCGATAATTAATGGAGTCTTAACTGTAAATGTATTTGTTCCGCTATTCCATTCGTTAATACCGAATAAACTAGATTTTGTATCTATCCAATAAGTACCAGACATAGGTGCCCCAGTTGGAACACTTGTGCTTCCTTTTAATGAACCTAGATCAACATCTGCACGAACTACATATGCACTCGAGCTTGCACCTAGCAAACTATAAGCGGCTTGTAAACCGTACTCGTTTAGTTCATTACCATGAAGTGGATTACCATTTGTATCGGTATAAAATAACGGTGTACCGAATGTATCGGTTAAGTCTCTCTGACTTGTTATTAACCAAACTTTTCCAGTATTGGCAGCAATCGTTCCTTGTGCTGTTCCTGTACCAGAAGCATTTTCTTTATCTTGTGCTGTTGCAACGAATATAATCGGTGTACTTGATGGTGCGGCTGGAGTATAAAAACTCTCGTCGATAACGCTTACTTGTACGCCTGGTGAACCTAATGTGGCCATTTGTCAATCTCCTTAGTGGATTACTTGTTTTATTTAGCCCGCATTATAAAAAATGCAGGTATTAAATACATATGAAAAGGGCATAAAAAGGGCAGTAATGAGAAAATTATGTAAAAAATGTGGTGAAAATCCAGTAGCAATCAATTATCATAAAGAAGGTCGTGCATTCTATAGATCAATGTGCGATCACTGTGCTCGCGGTTATAAAGAGAAAAGGCCACTTTGGGCACTTTCTGGATATAAGAAAAAATCTATATGTGATAGATGTGGATTTAAATCACCACATCCTGAATCATTCAATGTATTTCACGTAGACGGAGAACTTACAAATTGTAAATTTACAAATCTAAAGACTGTATGCGCAAACTGTCAGAGAGTGCTACATAAAGAGGGGGTTCGTTGGAAGCAAGGGGATCTTGTACCTGACTTTTAATCATCGTTTGTAGTTGATCATATAGATCTTGTATAGATCCGTTATTATCTAATATATAATCAAATTTAGTGCCGACCCAACTTGTTTCACTTGCGTGTATTTTAAGTCTTTCTAATTTTTCTTTGCTAAGTGCCCAAGAAGTATTACCATCTGGCCCTCTATTAACACTGACTGCGGCATCATACCATCTGGGTTCTGGACCGCGTACTACACGAATAACAATACCTCCGGCATCTTTGATTGATTTAATCTCATTAGGAAAGCGGCAATCGCTGATAACAATATCGTCTTTTGAATTGCGGAGTTTATTTTCTAATGCGGCAATCCAAATATCATTGTGAAATGACTTGCGACATACTTCGGTGCCCCAGTATTGTAGAACCCATCGTGGTGTTAAATTGGGCATACCTAAACGCTCTGCCCACCAAGGATCTACTTGTTCTCGCCATTCTCGGGCTTGTTTTGTCCTACCTTCGAGCAGATCTCTATCCCATCCAAACACCTGAGCAACAGCATCTTTTAAACTATTGGCAAAACTTTCTCTGCGAAATTGATGAAAATTGCAAAGATAATCTGCTACTGTATCTTTACCTGAACTGATAAACCCGCATATTCCTACAATCATAGTATCCCCTTGTGATACTATAATTTATTACATTTTTATTATGATGTCAAGATTTGTTTAGCCAATTACAAACGTTAACGGAGTTCCGCCATCTTTGTAATTAATTAGATCTTGTTCTAGTATATCAATATCGGCTTTTCCTTCTGCTTTGAGGGAAGCGCCGTTTAATTGTGTGCCGCCTTGTGGGCTAGCAATTGTGGCAAATTTCTCACGAGCCTCGCCTAACATTATTTTACAGGTTGCCAAAGTATAATCACGTAACCATTGGCTAGCATATGGATCTTGTAATAGATTAAAGTCTGGACGATAATTATACATCCATAATAATACTTCTTCAGAAGAGCGAGGACGTTGCATAATAGTCAATAATTTTGTAGTTTTATTAAATGTAAAATTAATATCACTACCAAACATTTTACCAACCTGCTTTTGATAACTAGCAAAAGCATAATATGTTGCTAACCCGCCCATATTTGTACTTGTTAACAAATAAGTATTAGAGTATGCAAGATTGAAAGGTTCAAATAAACTTCCACCATCACCGCCGCCGGTACGTGAACCAATACTACGACGGAAAATTTGTCTAACTTCAGTGACTTCATTAGGTAGTAGGTAGTCATTTGTATCTACTTCTATTGTTAGAAATCCAAAACTTTCTTCAGATGCATTACTACTTCTTTGTCTAAACTTATTTAAAGCACGGTCAATGGCGGTAGTATAGTGGATAGGATCCAACTCAATATCAATCATACCGCTACCTAACATAGCTTGTACATAATCAATAACTTTTTGGCGTTCGTTTTCTGTATCAGTCATATGAATATTTAGCTTATAAATACAATACTATGCAGGACTCTTTTACCTTCTTACAAAACAAATATACCAAATGGTATTTTAATATTATTACTTCTGCTAAACTCAGATCGATAGAATCTTACGGAGAAACACATCACATAATTCCTAAAAGTTTAGGTGGTAGTAATTCTAAAGAAAATCTTATATTTTTAAGTGCTAGAGAACATTTTATTTGTCACTGGTTACTTACTAAAATGGTAGAAAATGTTAAACACAAATACCAAATGTGGAATGCTTTTAGTTGTATGTTATACAGAGAAAATGATAATCAAGAAAGATATAAAGTTAATTCTAAAATTTTTGAAAATATAAAAAAAGAAGGTTCTAAAATTAAAAGCATTAAATTTAGTGGAAAAAATAATCCTAGATATGGTATCAGGGGAGAAGCTCATCCGTCATACGGAAAAGAATGGACTATCGAGCACCGTAAAAATGCTAGCGAAGCGCATAAGGGATATATTAGAAGTTTAAAATCGAGACAAAAACAATCTGAAAAAACCCGAGGAAAAAAACAATCAATTGAGCATATACAAAATCGATCTGGAGTAAATCATCCTGGGTACGGAAAAGAATTATCAATAGATCGTAAAGAAAAAATAAGACAAGGTGTTTTAAATATGCCATTACATACTTGTGAGCATTGTGGTAAAACTACTACCAAAGGTAATTATAAAAGATGGCACAACGATAACTGTAAGGTTATTAAAGGAGAATTAAAATTCCTCGATTAAGTTTATACAAACCAGAAAAAAGTGCGGATTTTAAGTTCTTAGATCGCGTGATCAACGAACAATTTCAGGTTGGAGGTACAGATGTATTTGTACACAAATACCTAAGTCCTGTAGATCCATTAGATGGAGAAAGTACACCTAGCACTCCAGTTAATACTAATGCTACTCCTGAATTAGGAATACAAGACGTTATTTTTATGGAAAATAGAGATCGTCACTATGCACCAGATGTATATATAATTCGTGGCATTTATACAATGCAAGATTTAGATTTTAATCTAAGTCAATTTGGCTTATTTTTAAGCAATGATAATATATTAATTACTTTTCACCTTAGAGACAGTGTTGATAATATAGGTCGAAAATTAATGCCAGGGGATGTTATTGAACTTCCCCATTTAAAAGATGAATATGCGCTTGACAATAGTTTGGTTGCGTTAAAGAGATTTTATGTAATACAAGATGTTAGTCGTCCTGCTTCGGGGTTTAGCTCAACTTGGTATCCTCATTTACTTCGTGCTAAGTGTGTTCCGTTAGTTGATAGTCAGGAGTTCAGTGAAATTCTTGGGTCAGATGCAGGAGCCGGAGATGGTAGTACATTACGAGATCTATTAAGTACATATCAACAAAGTATCGATATCAATAATCAGATTATAGAACAAGCAGATGCTGATGTACCTAATAGTGGATTTAATACCACAAATTTATATGTTATTCCAACTACTACTAGTACAGGACTTGTGAATGTTGCAGATTCTAGTGCGGCAGGAAGTACTACAGCATTGGGCGATGCAAGTATAGAACAAGCAATGTTGGATGCTAGTGTTGTATTACAAACACCTAACCAAGATTATTATGTTGGGTATCTTAGTGGAAATGGTTCACCGCCAAACGGTGCTCCATTTAGTTCTGGTATAAGTTTTCCATCTACTGCTGTTACTGGGCAATTCTATTTGCGTACAGATTATTTGCCTAACAGATTATTCAGATATGACGGAAGGTTTTGGGTTAAATTTGAAGACAATGTTAGAATGACGTTGAATAACTTTGGAAGTCAAGATACCACAGGAGCATTTGCTGGCCAGCCTGTACGTCAAACACTTAAAACTGGATTTATTAATAATACAACAACTGCTAATATTGATGGTCAGGTTGTAGTAGAGAGACAAGCACTGAGCAAAGCACTAAAAGCAAAGGCGGATAATTAAAATGGATTTTTTCTATGATGGGCAGGTAAGACGCTATCTTACACAATTTATGCGTATTATGAGTAACTTTAGTTATCAAGATGCTAAAGGTACTCTTACTCGTGTGCCAGTTCGTTACGGAGATATGAGCAGACAAGTGGGTAGTCTATTGAAAAAGAACAGTGAGAATACTATTCCATCTGCTCCTTTTATTTCTTGTTATATTAAAGATTTACAATTTGATCAGGCTAGAGTACAAGACCCTACATTTGTTAGTACAATAAGTGTGCGAGAAAGGGCATTTGACTCAACAACTGGGCAATATCTTAATCAGCAAGGATCTAACTACACGGTAGAAAAATTAATGCCTACTCCGTATCTAGCAACATTTAATGCAGATATATGGACTACTAATACTGAACAAAAATTACAGTTATGGGAACAAATTGCTGTACTGTTTAATCCCAGTTTAGAATTGCAAACTACTGACAATTATATTGACTGGACCAGTATCAGTGTATTAACACTAAAGGCTCAAAATTGGAGTAGTCGAAGTGTTCCGCAAGGAATGGAGCAAGATATAGATGTGCTAACAATGTCATTTGATTCTCACGTTTGGATAACTCCTCCTGCTAAAGTAAAACAATTGGGTATTATTACAAAAATTATTGCCAGTGCGGCGGCAGTCGCACAAGGAACCATTGCCAGCGACTTTTCTAATCCTGATGCTGTTATAACAACACAAAGCATAGATGTAGTTACCACAGATGTCTTTAATACCACAGTAACTCCAGGCGACTTTGACTTATTAGTATTGAATAATGTTGCCACACTTATATCAGAAAACACACAAGGTGATATTATTGATATATCAGTTCCAGGAATTCAAAGTAGTTGGTTACGTTTATTAGATTTATATCCCGGGCAGTTCCGTGCAGGATTAAGTCAACTAAGATTAACAAAACCAGATGGCAATGAAATTGTAGCATACATCACATTGGATCCTACAGATGAACGACGTATGCTATTAAACATAGATGCAGATACAGTACCATCAAATACAATTATATCTAGCACATATAATCCAACAGGTAGAGGATCAGTTGATGCTATTGTAAATCCAGAAACATTTAATCCTAAAAATAATGTAGCGGGTACTAGATATCTTATATTAGAAGATTTAAACATTAACCCTGAATACGGAAATCAAGGTTATGATGGCCCTAATGCTTGGAAAAATAATGATAATACCGACCCACAAGCGTATGCAAATGATATTATAGAGTGGAACGGTAGTGCTTGGATTGTTATATTCAGTTCTGCATTAGTAAGTGCATTGACTTATATAACTAATTCATACACAGGAGTTCAATACAAATGGGATGGAACCAGTTGGTCTAAGAGCTTCGAAGGTGTTTACGATAAGGCAGCATGGAGACTCATTCTTTAAATCAAATAATATGTAGCGGAGGATTATTTCTTTCGAGAAATACAAAAAGATTTTTACTATTGCTAAGAGCGCAAGGTAAAACTGCAAATACCTGGGGATTAGTTGGCGGAAAAAAAGAGCCTGCAGATTTAACACCATTTGATGCATTAAATAGAGAAATTGCAGAAGAAGTAGGAGTTATTCCTAAAATAAGAAAAGCTGTTCCGCTAGAGCTTTTTACATCAAACGATCAACATTTTCAATACCACACATATGTTCTTATAATTGATCGTGAGTTTATTCCTACACTCAACGACGAACATTCCGGCTATGCTTGGGTAGAACTAAACAATTGGCCTAAACCACTACACAGAGGCCTAAAAAATACCCTTAATGGCAAAACCATTAAGGGCAAATTACAAACTATACTAGATGTAATAGATTAATTATTGAACCGTTGCATCTGCGGATTCTTGCTGTGCTTGCTCTAATTGTTGCAATTGACTAGCAGTTTGGAATCTAATTGGATTTAAAAAATCAACAACTTCAGCATAGCTGTGTGTTTTTGCAATCTCAAACAATGCATTTACCTGTCCTAGTGTTAATTGCAATGTAATAATGATTGGTTGAACATCAGCTTGTTCTACTGTATCTTCTGTTGTATCATCAATTTGATCGTCTGACATAAATTCTCCTGTTAAAATAAACTTGTCATTGTTATTTATAACCTAAAAAATGGATTATTAAAATATTGAGTTATTCTTTGTACCAGAACCATACATTACTTTCTGTAAATTGTACTGGTGTTGTTATATTATTTAATTCTCTAAAATGTTTAACCGCAGTTTTAACAGAAAATAAATTCCAGTCGTGACCTGCAAAAATACCACCTTGGCGAACTTTTGGCCAATAATTAGTTACATCTTCATAGGCGTTATCATAACTATGGTCACCGTCAATAAAAATATAATCCAATGATAAATCTTTGATTTTCTTAGATGCCTGTGTTGCAGACATTTCTAATATTTCAACACGATGTCTATGTGGTCGTAATAATTCTATTGCTTGAGCTTTCCAGGATTGAGTTAATTCTGTGCCGACCATACCCCACCAATCCATATAAGGTGCCCAGGCATCAATAGCATATACCTTTTTAATTTTATCGGATAAATCTAAAAAATATCTTAGAGTAAACGCTTTGCATACACCTAATTCGCACCCTATAAGATCTGTTCCTAAATCATCTATATAGGGTAACAATCCTGCGGCTGATACTACTTCTAACGGAACAACACTGGTGTTATTTGCCATTTATAATTGTCTTTTAGGTAATAATGCAGGATTTATTCCTGTTGGTTTAGCAATAGCAGGAGTAGATAGAGTCTGCTGTCTCTGTTGAATAGGTTTTTGCGAAGCAATCGGTCTTGGGTATACCCAATTTAATGTACGTTTTATTTGATTAAAGTCGTCTGCAAGCCAAAAAGAAGTAGGCCCATATTGTTGCCATATATCTGGAGGTAAAATAGATTGTCTTGACATATATTCAATTTTACGTCTTACTGTGTGTAATCCTTTTATTTTTGCCTGTGAATCAAATTCGTCGTAGCTATCTTCGACATTATCGAAATCGTGTTCATACCATTCTTCCTCTAAGAAATCATAAATTTGTTTCATAGTACCTAATGGATCTTTAACCAATGTATCATATTCAACATATAATAATTTACGTTTTTCATTACAGAACATACTGTGTTTTACATTAGTCAACGGCCCCGAAACATATCCAGCTAAATTAGGTACATTGCCCATAAGAATATTACTACGTTCATATACATTATTAGTATCTTGATGATGATATAGAGGTTTAATTGTAAATGGATTTTTGTCTTGTAATTGCTCAAAAGAATCTAAAATCCAAGGTATTTCTCTAAGGCATACAATCATTTTAAAATCTGGGAATATGTCATTTAATAATGCAGTATCACTTGACCATCCTCGACTTGTGTTAAAACAAACCTCATTTCCGTCTTTGTAGAAATTATCAAACAATCCTTTAATTAATTGTTTTCTTTTTTCAATTGGTACAGCAGCCTCCATTCCTACTGCTGTACTAGTTTCTTTAATAATGCTATGTACATACCCTTGCAATGGATCACTGATGTTAGCCGTAAACTTAGGATTTTGTTTTAGGATTGCACTTAATAAAGTTGAACCTGATCTTGGCAATCCTGATATAAAATGATATTTTTTAAACATTATTGTTATTTTTAGTAATTAATTTTTTGATATCTGCAAGATACAAATACTTAATGTCACTGTTAAACAAAGTCATAATAGCATCGATTACTGTTTCTACCAATGGTTGACCACCTAAATTAAAACTGGTATTAAACACTACAGGAACTCCTGTTTTTGCATAAAATGACGAAATCAATTCATAATATCCTGCATTTTCGTCTGCATTAACAGTTTGTACACGACAAGTATTGTCTACGTGTGTAACTGCTGGTATTTGATCAATTTTATCTGGCCTTACATCGACAGCATACATCATAAATGGACTTGAATCCATTCCTGCCATATCAAACCATTCATTAGCGTGTTCTTCAAGCACACTACCTGCAAATGGGCGGAACCATTCACGTTTTTTAACAGAATTAACAAATTCTTTTCCGTCGGGTCTACGTGGATCAAATAAAATACTACGATTTCCTAATGCACGAGGACCTCCCTCTGCACAACCTTGGAATAATGCAACAATATTTCCTTGATCGAGTAAATCTGCAATTGCATCGGCAGTTGTATCTTCGATAGAAATATTGACATTATTTTGTTGAATTATATCAAGTTGAGAATAATCAGGTGGTGCTCCTAAATATACACTTGTTAATTTAGAAGGTTCTGTATTTCCTGAATAATTAAACCAGGCATAACGAGCAAGACCAATTGCAGTTCCGCCGTCGTGTGCTATAGGATCAATATAAAACTTAAGATCTGGAAAATGTTTAACAAATTTGTAGTTTGCAACACAGTTTAATCCGTATCCACCTGAGATTACAATATTTGTTTCTCCAGTAAGATCTACAGCTTTCTGAATTAAATTATACATTTGTTCTTCAGTTTCTTTCTGAATCTTATAAGC